GAACAACGGACTTAACTCATACTATCGTAAGATTGCAATCAAGAACCTTCTCTAATTGAGAATGTTCAATGGATTGGAAAAAGGGAGCTTCGGCTCCCTTTTTTTTGGCTTGGATTCCGCATGGATTTGGTTCCATAACACTTTTTTACTTTCTTCTTGATATCAAAACCGACTCCATGTATCATAAATATACGATAACAATAAACTTTACGAGCAGTTATGTCAATTAAAGACATCAGCAACAGAAACTTTCAGTCACCACTGAACTTTGAGTTTCGCATCGACAGATTGCCCGATCTGAGTTTCTTCATACAAAAAATAAACATACCTTCACTGACTATAGGCACTGCGGGGCAAGGAGCAAACCCTCTCGTGAATATTCCTTGGCCTGGAGATCACATGCAATTCGGCGAACTCAGCATCGATTTCAAAATGGACGAAGGAATGCGAAATTGGTTCGACATCTTTACTTGGATGCAGAGCATCAGCTTTCCTGAAAGACAATCACAATACGGCTCGCTCATCAAATCATCAGTAAAAAATCTCGATGGTAAAGTTCGAGAGTCAACATCTGCTAGAACGAGCGGCGATCTATACGGACAAGGAATACTTCTCATCAATTCAAGTGCGAACAATCCACAAGTCGCCATAACTTTCATTGATTTACACCCAGTGAGCTTGAGTGAAGCAACATTCGACACAACAGATACAAACGTGACTTATGTAAACTGCACGGCGACATTTAAGTATGACTATTACCGAGTTGAAAAGGTTGGATGATATGACACAAAGAAAGCAAGCTCAGAAGAAGAACATGGTCAAGAGAAAGACTCCGAAGAGAATCAAAATTGGCTATCTTAATTTCAAGTTAGTGCCGCGCTCTAAGAAGTGGAGCATCAAACACAAAGCTGTAGGAATGTGTGTACCTGAAGATGCTCATATTGCATACTACTCGAAGCAAAAGAAGTCTGAGATCGTAAACACAATTCTTCATGAGATGCTACACGGTGTTGTGTACATGTTTGATATCAACTTTCGAAACCTTCGTGAAGAGGAAAAAGTTGTTCGCAAGATGGCAAACGGACTACATACTGTATTGAAGGACAATCCTGAATTTTTAGAGTGGATAATGCAAAATGCTGACAAAGATGATGAGTAGCGCACCTGAATGGATTACTAACCTCAAAGAAGGTGATACAATCATCGTGTGTTTTCCATACACAGGAAACATCATATACGCAGAAGTTGTAACGAATTGTCCAGACAATTTCAATCATGCGAACACGTTTGGAACACTTACAGTAAAATACACATACAATAAAGTTGAGCGTACGGAAGATCTGCTGTATGATGATTACAGCAACAGTGTTGAATTCCAAAACAACTGGTACGCCTACTGTGTAGTATGAAACTTGAAGAACTAGAAGCTCTCTGGGAACAAGACGGCAAAATTGATAGAACAGAACTAGACGCAGAGAGTCTTAAGATACCTACACTTCATGGCAAATACTACAAGCTCTATCTAAGAGAGAAAGTTCAGCTCAAAGCAGAAGAGCAATCATACAAACAGTTCTATAAGCTGAAGCACGAATACTACACGGGCAAGCTATCACAATCTGAGCTTAACGAGCTTGGATGGGAACCATTTCAATTCGTACTCAAGAACGATCTATCAGTCTATATGGAAGCTGACAAAGAAGTTGCTGAGAGACTACTGAAGCTCAGTGTGCAGAAAGAGAAAGTTCAATTTCTGGAAGACATCATCAAGACACTCAACACTCGTGGCTTTCTGATCAAAAATGCCATCGAGTTTATCAAGTTCACCAGCGGCAGCTAAAAATACGCTTCGGCAAACACACATAAATATCCAAATGGATAATTTGTGTTTGCTGCATGGAAAAACTGACTGCTAAAAAATTGAACGAGGTCTACATTTCTGTAGACACTTCATCCTCGATCTATCGGGAGCTGTCTGACTTTTTCAAGTTTCAGGTTCCTGGATATCAGTTCATGCCCGCATATAAGATGCGAATGTGGGATGGTTGTTTGCGACTATTCAATCTGATGAATGGTACTCTATACATTGGCTTGCTAGACTATCTGAAAGAGTTTTGCAAGTCGCGTGGCTATCAATTAGAAGTTGACCCTGCTCTATCAGAACGTATTCAATTTTCGAGAGAACAAACGACAGAGTTTCTTGAGGCTCTAGAGTTACCTTTTGAAGCGAGAGACTATCAAATTGACGCGATTCATAATGCCATACACACAAACAGATCATTACTACTTTCACCAACCGGATCTGGAAAATCTCTGATAATCTACGCCCTATCTCGTTTCTATAACAAGAAGACGCTAATAATAGTACCGACAATATCGCTAGTATCACAGATGTTTTCAGACTTCAAAGAGTACGCAAAGAATCAACCAGAGTTCTGTGTTGATCGAGTATGTCACCCAATATACAGCGGACAAGAAAAGATCACAAACAAAAAGATCGTAATCTCAACATGGCAATCAATCTATAAGTTGCCCAAAGAGTGGTTCTCGCAATTTGATGTTGTGATAGGCGACGAAGTTCATCTCTTCAAAGCAAAGTCTCTCACGAGCATCATGTCAAAGCTCGAAAATACAAAGTATCGATTTGGCACGACAGGCACTCTAGACGGAACACAAACACACAAGCTAGTTCTTGAAGGCTTGTTTGGCAAAACATTCTCAGTAACGACAACAAAGAAGCTCATGGAGAAGAAACAGCTCGCAGAGCTAAAAATCGAATGTGTTGTTCTCAAGTATGATGAGCGAACATGCAAGCAAGTCAAGAAAGTGAAATACAACGAAGAGATCAAATTTCTAGTACAAAATGAAAAGAGAAACAAGTTCATTCGAAATCTGGCTGTGAGCACAAAAGCAAACTGTCTTGTGCTGTTTCAGTTTGTAGAACTACATGGAAAAGTTCTGTACGACACAATTAAAGATCTAGCACACAAGAAAGATCCAAATCGAAAAGTGTTCTTTGTGGCAGGCGAAACTGACGCAGAGACCAGAGAACAGATACGAACTATAACTGAAAATGAAAGAGATGCCATCATCATAGCATCATCTGGCGTGTTTAGTACCGGCGTGAACATACGAAACTTGGAGAACATCATCTTTGCATCTCCCACAAAATCAAGAATCAAGACTCTACAATCGATTGGAAGAACACTAAGAATAGGGGATCACTCAGACAAAGCCACACTGTATGATATCGTAGACGATCTAACAGACAAGTCATACAAAAATTTTGCTGTAAAGCATTTCTTGGAGAGAGTCAAAATCTACAACGAAGAGAAGTTCAAGTTCAAATTACATAAGGTCAATCTTTTCTAAATATCAAGTATAGAGGTGCCTGATGAGTAGTGTAGGACTAAAAGTATTAAAGCTAGTAACAGGTGACGAAATCATTGGCGGAGTCAGAGACGGTGCTGACGAGAGAAGCGATGATGAGAACTACACACTCGACAATCTGCTGTTCGTAACCAATCCAATGAAAATCGTTGCAGATTACGATGCTGTAAACAAAGTACACGCACTCTATCTCATAGACTGGGTTCCATCAATCAGAGATGTGACTCTTCCAATCGATAAGAACAAAGTCATAACCATAGGCACTGCAAACCAAGACCTAGAACAACACTACGTTGACATAGTTCTGGCAGGCAGACTTCTCGATCAGCTTTCAAGATCTGAAGGAGAACTTGAAGACGAAGCTGATGATGATGATAGTGACACAGAAGCAGAAACAGACCCGAAAACGAAGAAGCTCAAAGACAAGTTGAAGAAACACAAGTTTGATGATGACGACATTCAATAAATGCTGTCCAATTATATAGCAAAATCAACACGTTAGGACACGCATTTTTAATAGGAATAAGGAGTCTGTCTCTGCACTCAGACTCGAAGAAAAACACTCAATAGGATTAGCCGTTTGGAACCAATAACTACAGGTTTCAGTTCGGTTCAAACATCATGTGAAACTTTCTTTCACTAGATCTCAACGTGTTACAGGAACCACTAAAATATTTTCTCTGGATTCAACCATAATCACGATTGGAATACTAAATGCGGGTGTAGCGTTTGAAGAAGCGATCTAACAGCCTTTAGTATTCTTTTAGGACCCCTTAAAGGGATCACATTCCATTCAATAAAAATTTTTACTATGGGAGGAAGTGTGTTAATCTTTCTTCATGGTGAAACAAGATTCCGGCAAAAAACTACACTACGTCAACAACCCAGAGTTTCTTAAAGAGATGAAACTTCATATTGCTGCTGTTAAGAAAGCAAAGAAGGACAAGAAACCAGCTCCGCAGATATCAAACTACATCGGTGAGTGTATTGTCTCAATCGCAAACAAGCTCGCAAACAAGCCTAACTTTGTTAATTACCCTTTTAGAGAAGAGATGATTTCAGATGGCATAGAAAACTCTCTTCAGTATCTTAACAATTTCAATCCAAAGAAGTCATCAAACCCCTTTGCATACTTCACACAGATTATCTATTTCGCATTTGTGAGACGTATACAGAAGGAGAAGAAGCACCTTGCCACTAAGTATAGAATCATTGAAGAGTCTCTTAGTGATCTTTCTGGAGATTCAGATGGCATAAATTCTAATCAGAAGTACGGAAGTGATTATGCCGATGCAAACATGCATGAGTTCTTACAGAACTTTGAACGTACACAAGAAGAGAAGAAACGTAAAATCAAGAGTAAGAAGAAGCCCACCAAGAAAGTTGGCTTCGAAAAGATTATTGACACAATCGACGAGTGAGATGTCAACATCGATTTGGACACAAGAGCAAGAAAAGCTGAAGAGAGAAAAGCTACTCGACTGTTTGTATAAACAGTGTCGCGTTCGTACTGCCACTTCTAGGCAAGTGTTTGATGGATTGGTTTCAGATTTAGGTTTAATTGGAACATCACATATTGTTGACAAAGCAGTAGAAATCATTCGTCCATATAAAAATTCAGGATCAAATCTTGAATCCACAGTAAATTCATTGTATGATTTGTTCTATCCGGCTCAGAAAGAGAATATCGGTTTATGGAACGCAAACGAACCTTAAAGAAAAAGAAAGCTGCACCTGACTACATCTCTGTTGATGGTCAAGCGTATGAGAAGATTTCAAACAACTGTATCAGCGTATCTTTAGATCTTGCCTGTGATGTCGTAGAGAAGATTGACAAGCAAGTTGAATCTGGAAAGTATGTTTCTCGTGGTGATGCTATACGTCATATTGTGCGAGAGATGATAGCAGAAAAGAACTCGAAGTAATGAAAGTTGCAATAATCACAGACACGCACAGCGGAGCTGGAAACGATAGTCAAGCGATGAATGACTACTTTCTTCGCTTCTATGAAGAAGTGTTTTTCCCTTACTTGAAACAGCACGATATCAAGAACGTGATTCATTTGGGTGACACGTTTGATCGTCGCAAGTACATCAACTTTAATACTCTACACTCATGGCAGCGTAGAGTGTTTGCGCCGCTGAATGAGATGTGTGACAGAGTTGATATTCTCATCGGAAATCACGACACATACTACAAGAACACAAACAAAGTGAACAGTGTTGAAGAGCTTCTAAAAATTTACGACAAGTTTCGTATCTACCCAGAAGCTACAGAAGTAGAAGTTGGAGGCTTAAACGTGCTTTACATGCCTTGGATCTGCGAAGACAATCACGCACATTCAATGGAACTCATCTCTCGCTCTAGCTCTAAAGTTTGCATGGGACATCTTGAGCTTATTGGTTTTGAAATGTACGCAGGGCATCTCAACGTTGATAAGGGTCTTCGCTCTGAGTTATTCGACAAGTTCTTCATGACACTCTCTGGACACTTTCACCAAAAATCTAGTCGCGGCGGTGTTCACTATTTGGGTGCTCCGTATCCTATGATGTGGGGTGATTGGGGATCAACAAAAGGCTTTCATGTGCTCGATACTGAAACTCTTGAGCTAAAGTTTGTTGAGAATCCAATACAGATATTTCACAAGATCTACTACAACGATTCGTCAGAGAGCTACGACAGCTTGATGAGCAAAGACTTTTCTCAAGTCAGCGGCATGTTCGTCAAAGTGATTGTACAGAAGAAAAACAATCCATACTGGTTTGATCAGTTTCTTGAGAATATACAGAAGTGCAATCCATGTGATGTCTCAGTCATAGAAGCATCTTTTGAAGAGCTTTCGAATGAAGATGAGACGTTTGATGAAACAAAAGACACACTCACAATACTTAAAGAGTGTGTTGATACATTGGAGCTAGGCGCTCACAAGAATCAGCTAAATGATCTTCTGAGAGAGCTGTACATTGAAGCACTCAACTCCAATGAGCAAGTACAAGGTTCTGGATGATAATATTCAAGACGATTCGATGGAAGAATCTTCTATCTACTGGCAATAACTTTACAGAAGTCAAGCTCGCTGAGAAGCACACAACTATACTTCTCGGCCAATCTGGCAGTGGCAAGAGCACTCTACTCGATGCAATCGCGTTCGTGTTGTTCAATCGACCGTTTCGTAACATCAACAAAAATCAGCTTGTCAATATGGTCAATCAAAAAAACTGTTTGGTTGAGACTGAGTTCTCGATAGGCTCTCAAAACTATCTCATTCGTAGAGGTATCAAGCCTAATGTGTTTGAGATTTTCTGTGACGGTGTTCTCCTCAATCAAGACTCTCACACCAAAGATTATCAGCAGTATCTTGAGCGAAACATTCTCAAGTTCAACTTCAAAGCATTTACACAGATCATCGTGCTTGGTGCTTCAAACTTTACGCCGTTTATGCAACTGAAGCCTTCAGATAGACGAATCATCATCGAAGGTCTACTCGACATTGAGATATTTTCAGTGATGAACGCTCTTCTTAAGCAGAAGATGTCCACACTCAAGCAAGCAATACAAGAGAATGAGTTTGCAGCATCAATCATAAAAGAGAAAATCTCGATTCAGCAAAAGTATATTAGCGACTTGTCGAAAGACAAGCAAGAGAAAATCGATGAGAATATCGCTCTTATTGAGAAGCACAAAGCAGACATACAAAAGATACGCACTGACAATGAATCGCTCAGAGCAAACGTAGTGTCGCTACAAACAAAAACAGACATCAAGCAAGACTTAACTTCTCAGATTGAGAAAATACGAGACATCAAGAACAAGATCGACTCGAACGTAAAGAAGACAAAGAAAGAGATCGTGTTCTACGAAGAACATGATACTTGCCCAACATGCTCGCAAGATATTCCAGACACTTTCAAAGAAGTAGAGATTGAGAAGAAGACTAACAAGATTGGTGAGTGGCAGTCTGGTTTAACAGATGCAGAAAGCGCACTTGGTAAACTTCTCTCACGAATGGAAGAAGTCAAACATGTTGAAGAACAAATCGATAAACTCAACTATCAGATTGGCAAAAACGAGAGTGTCATCAGCGGCATCAACCAGTTTATCAAAAAGATAGCGCAAGACACACTCGACTTGAAGCAAGAGCAAGCAGCACCCAGCGAAAAGAGTGAAGAGTTACACAAGCTCAGTGAAGAATCAGAACGTTTAGAGAAGCTGAGAGAAGAGCACTCGATACAAAAGAGCATACATGATTCTGCCACAATGCTACTGAAAGACAACGGCGTAAAAGCTCGCATCATTAAGCAGTATCTTCCACTTATCAATAAGCACACAAACGTATTCCTCAATGCGATGAATTTCTTTGTGTCGTTCCATATTGATGAAGAGTTTAACGAGAGCATCAAGTCTCGTGGAAGAGATGACTTCAGCTACGAAAACTTTTCTGAAGGTGAGAAGCAACGTATCGATCTTGCTCTCCTGTTTACATGGCGCACGATTGCCAAGATGAAGAACAGCGTGAACACAAACTTGCTAATTATGGATGAAGTGCTAGACAGCTATCTCGACACGAGCGCCACTGAGAACGTTTTGTCTCTACTAAATTCAGATATGTTTAGAGACACGAACATTTTTGTGATATCTCACAAAGAGACAATATCTGACAAGTTCCAGAAAACTATTCGCTTTACAAAGAGTAAGAATTTTAGTACGATCTCTTAATGCCATTCACATATGAAAGGGACATTCTGATGACAAATGAACCCAAAGTTAAAAATGCAGTTCTTGTGAATGAGTTTACAGAGTTTGGTGTCAAGCAATTCAAAGTTGATTTTGATGATCTTAACTCCAGTGCTCTTCCGATTATTCCAGTTATTATTGACAGCTACGGTGGTGAAATCTACTCGCTACTAGCGATGATTGATATTATGTCAACCGCTACAAAACCCGTTGCCACGATTGCTCTAGGCAAAGCGATGAGCTGTGGAAGTATTCTCTTAGCGTGTGGCAATCCAGGCTTCCGCTTCGTCTCTGACAACACTACAGTCATGGTTCACGATGCTGCAACAGTGTCATTCGGTAAGATCGAAGAGCTGAAAGCTGATGTGGGAGAAGCAGAGCGATTAAACGTTAAGATATTCAATCTTCTCAATGACAAGTGTAATAAGCCAAAGGGGTATTTTCAGAAGCTAGTTGCAGAGAAGAAGCATGTAAACTGGTACCTTGAGCCAAAAGAAGTGCTTAAGCACGGACTTGCGGACCATATTGGACTACCTGTGATTGATTCGTTATTTAATCTTGAGTTGGTGAAAAATGACAAAGTGGTTCTACGAAAAAAACAGCGAGCTGCTTCAAAGCCCAGTAAATAAGACATTCGAAGAAGTATTGTGGATGAGCGACACTGACTTTAGAAGTTGGGTCGCTGATATGCGTTCTGAAGTTGTCAGAATTTGGGATGACTTGGGAATTCCCCCTCGTGTCGGCTTTTCTGAGCAAGAGATCAAAGAGCAGTTTCGAGAAATGCGTTCATATCCTGTACATCATGAAGTTGATGGGTTTGTCTGTTTAGACGAAGAGACTGGTCAGAAAGACTGTATACGCAATAATAGTGTTCTGGGTAATGCAGCTAATCAGTGGTTTCCGACAATGATGGCCACCAAGATTAACTACAGCGATGATACTTCAGCGGGACTATCAATCTACGATCACTTCAAGAACCCTGAGTTACTTGAGAAGATGATTACATATGGAAGAAGACACTTCAAGAGAGATTCTTTCTATCACCATTCAAATCCAGTTCCTCTTTTCAGCGAGAAAGACAACATCAAAGACTATCTGAAGAAGTATTTTCTTGAGCCCAAAAAGTCAGCGGTGGAGTGGATCAGAGCTTACGAATCAAAACGACATCTATACGAAACCGAGTTTGACTACTGGCTTGAGTCGAGAGAAGTCGATGACTCTTACACAGGGTACGATGAGAATCTACGTTCTATGAAGTTTCTGTTTATCACAAGCAAGGAAGTAGAAGAGCTGGGCTCTCTCATTCCTGACAAGTGTAAGACAAACATGGAGTATAAAGGTAGAGATACGTTTCGACTACGAGTGTTTAAACGTGGCCAGAAATTGTTTCCAATAGGACTGAAAGCGTTTCGTATATCTGTGTGTCAGTATGCAGTGAACTTTCCACCTCTCACAGCAAAGTATCTGTACGAGAAATTTTCTGAAGAGTTCAAGAATCAAGACAGAATCACAATATGGGATCCATCTTCTGGATGGGGTGGAAGAATTCTTGGTGCTATGAGTGTTGAGAATGACACTAGAAAAATTCACTACATCGGCACAGACCCAAACACAGATCACACAACAGAAAATGGTCGCACAAAGTATCATGAACTTGCAGATTTCTATAACAACTGTACAACAACAGTCTTTTCAAACCCGCCCCACACATACGAAATATATCAGTGTGGTTCTGAAGTCATGAAAGAGCAGCCTGGTTTTCAGAATTACAAAGGCAAGCTCGACATTGTTTTCACAAGTCCGCCGTACTTTGCAAAAGAGCTGTACTCAGCAGATCCAACGCAGAGTGCAACAAAGTTCAACACGTTTGATTCTTGGGTTGAAGGATTTTTGCGACCTACTTTAGAAACTGCCGTTGAGTGGCTCGCACCTAATCGATATCTTCTTTGGAATATCGCCGATGCAAAGTTCGCCGGTCAGATTTTGCCTCTGGAGAAAGTATCTAATGACATACTTGAGTCTCTAGGAATGAAAAAAGTGCAGACTCTCAAAATGACTCTTGCTCAAATGCCAGGTGGAAATAGAGTTGATGAAGAAACTGGAAAGCCATCTGCTAAAAATTTCTGTCGAGTTAAAGAGGCTAAGAAGGGAGCTAAGGCTCAAGAGAAAAGCATTTGGTATAAGTATGAGCCAATCTTTGTTTACAAAAAAGTATGATAGAATTTCTTGGTCATTTTGGTGCTATACTTCTCGCACTAAGTTCTGCACCTCAATTATACACAACGTTCAAGTCTAAAGACACTTCAGGTCTCTCTCTCAACATGCTTCTTCTTTGGGGTTTTGGTTGTGCTCTCATGGGCATGTATGTTGTTTTTACAACAGCACAAGTGCCTCTGCTAATAAACTATGGTGTAAACACAACTCTCGTGTTCACAAATATTGCTCTCTATTTCAAGTATCGAAGATGAACACCTCGCAAGTTTTTTTAGGATTGCTGGGTTCTTTTCTACTCGCAGTGAGTGGAATTCCGCAACTGATCCGCATCATTCGAGTTAAGAAAGTTACAGGCTTGTCACCGTACTCTCTTTCTTGCGTATGTGTGGGTTGTATCTGTATGGATATTTTCGTGACATCTGTTCAAGGCATTTCGCTACTTAATGTGAGCTACACGTTCAATGCTGTGGTCTCATTAACAAACTTGATTTTGTACTTAGTCTATAAAAAGCAATAAAATCAATAAGTTAATTATTATCAAAAATGTGGTTGACATAACTTGCTGATATTTGATATACTAACAGTATCAGTATTACATAGGTGAAAAATGTCGAGCACTAGAACTTCCGCAAAAGAAACACTGGCAAAATTGATGGCTTCTGAGAACTTGTTTGTTGAACATGCAAACGTTCCTACTGCCGCGTTCGACCTTATCAAGCGCCGCCTGTTTCTTCCTAATTGGAAAGACATATCAGACAACGTATACACACTTCTCATCTCGCATGAAGTAGGACACGCTCTTTTCACTCCTAAAGATGAGTGGGAAACTGCTGTCATGAAAGAATCTTCTAAAGACTCATTCAAGAATGTTGTCAACATCGTTGAGGATGTTCGAATCGAGAAGATGATTCAACAGAAGTATCCTGGCATCATTCGCTCGTTTAAAGCCGGCTATGATGAGTTGCAAAAAGCTAATCTGTTTGGCACTGAAGGTAAAGACATACGCGACTATGGTTTGCTCGACCGATTAAACATACACTTCAAAGTTGGTCACTTCGGTTATATCAACGTGCCTTTTTCTGATGAAGAAAAGCCTTGGGTTGATCGTGTCAATTCTTGCAAGTCATTCTCTGATGTTCTTAACGTTGCAAAAGATCTAATCGAATTCGTTAAAGAGAATCCAGATTCTCAGGGCAAGTCACAACCCGATCAAGATTCTCAGTCCACTAGCGACTTAAAAGGTGATGTGCAAGAAGCTAAAGTCGGAGTAGTGTCCGACGACAAAGATGATCCTAATGCACAGAAGAGTGATGCAAAGAGTATTGATGAAATACTAGATCCTAACAATACATCAACTACTGATAGCGATGATTCAGACCCAGACAAAGACTCAATCCGTGTTGAGACTCAACAGAGTTTCGATAATGCACTAAAGGGTCTTGTCGATACGAATGTTAGATCTAATGTGTATGTGAATCTTCCAGAGACACAGCTCGACAAGATTATTGTTCCACACAAGCGAGTACACTCTCAGATTCGTGAATACTACTCGCGTTATTATCCGCAAGTATTTGACTGGGCAGCCACTCAGGTCAACACGTTCAAAAATAACTCCAAGAACGTTGTTAATCAGATGGCAAACATCTTCGAAATGAAGAAGAAAGCTCGCCTCGATGTCCGCGCCCTGACAGCGAAGACTGGTACTCTTGATATGAATCGCGTTCACTCGTATCGATACAACGACGATGTTTTCAAGAAAGTTACCACAATCCCACAGGGCAAGTCCCACGGTCTTGTTATGTTCATCGATCTTTCTAGCTCGATGTATGATAGCATTTGTGGTACGTTCGAGCAGCTTCTTAATCTGGTTCTGTTCTGTCGTAGAGTCAACATACCCTTTGAGGTTTATGGATTTACTGATTCATATAACTCACGAGATGGTCTGCTTTCCCATCCCAGAACTATTGGCTCTGCCATGTATGATGAGCGATTCTGCCTTCGACAATATTTCACAAACAAGATGACTGGTGTTGAGTTTAACGAAGCTCTCCAGAACATTCTTTGTATGATGCAATACTACAGCCGCGCAACGTACACTGGCATTCCTACTCAAGAGCAGCTTAATTGCACACCTTTAAATCCTGCTATCATAGCAGCAATCGAAGTTGTCAATAAGTTTAAGGCAAACAACGGCCTTGATATCGTCAACACCATATTCTTAACTGATGGTGAAGACACTCATGGTATAGCATTTGTTGATAATGAAGGTAACGAGTCATATCTGGGTAGCTCATACTATAGCAGGTACTATGGACGTGCTGACAGAACTGAGAGGAACTTTATTCGTGATGCTCGCACAAAACAACAGTGGGAAATAAGCCATTCGACTACTACATTGTTGAACATTCTTCGTGATAAGACCGGCGCAAAAGTCATCGGTTTCTATCTTGCCAAGAAGCGAGACGCCCAAAGCAAGATTGAGCAGATGACCCGCGATAGAAAGAAGAGCGACACTCTGATCGATACGTTCAAAAAGAATCGTTTCGCCGAGATCAATAACGTAGACGGCTACGATGCTTATTATGTGATTCCAAACGGGTCTGGACTTTCTGTATCGAATGATGAGTTTGAGCCAGAAATCGACACGACCGTTGATTGGGAAGATGAGAAACAGGCTAAGAAAGCTATGAAATCTGTTCAGAAAGAATTCACAGCTCAGATGACTCAAAAGATGGTCAGTAGGGTTTTGTTAAATAGATTCATCGAACACATCTCATAGTGAGCGCGTATGTTTGGATTTAAAGACAAGATGTTGCATGAGTCGAGTTTATCTCGCATCTATCAACATTCTCAAGAATCCAACATGGGCATGATCACTGCATATCGAGGACAGTATCCAGTCGAGCAGAATGAGAAGCGAAACTCTCAGCTAGTTTCTGACATTCGCTCCGCTGGATTTGGGTATGTATCAGTCACAGGATTTTATGTAGAGAATCCAGGCACACCCGAAGAGAGAAAAGTTCGAGAGAAGTCATTTCTTGTCATTTCTTCCGCAAACGATTCTGGCAGACTTAAACACTTTCTTATGCGAAGTGGTGTCAAGTATGATCAAGATTCCGTACTATACAAAGATGCATCCCGTGACGATGCCATTTTGATTGGCACTGCTTCAGGTCGCTGGCCAGGATTAAACACTGAAGTTAGTGTCGGTAAATGGTCTGCAAACAAAGTGGGATCGTACTACACACAGATGAAAGGACATAGAACATTTACGTTCGAGTCTGTCGAAGAGCCACAAGGGCTTATGTCCAAAGGATTCTTCGAAAAGTTGCAGAAAAAGAGCAAGTAAGTTTCTGTAATTATTCAAGAAAAATCGATATTGACATGTCGTTATAGTATCTGATATACTATGTACATACAATGAATAAGTGAGAGGTAATAATGAACAAAACATCGAAACATCAATTCCTTTCTCTTCTCGAAGACAAGTTCGGCGCAGAAGAGTTTACCAGAAAGCAAGCCCTTGCCCTTGGTGAAAGTAACGACCTTCTAAAAGAGGCGTACAGCTTTGTTAATACTAACGGACTCAAGTTTAGAGTTTCGCGTGGCGTATTTTCGCTTGGTGTTAATAGCAAGCGCACCGCCAAGCCAGTGGTTGTTGCACAGACTCCTCAGCCTGTTCAGAGTCCTCTTGATTCTACATCCGTAGTTCATAACTTCACCGTAGAGTCTCTTCATGCAAGTTTAGTTCCAGAAGTTGATAAGCTGTTTGTTAAACATGGTGACTTCGATCTCATCTCAAAGATCGTTTCCTCAAACATGTTTTACCCCATCTTCATCACGGGTCTTTCTGGCAACGGCAAGACCTTCGGTGTTGAGCAAGCATGTGCTCATCATAACCGTGAGCTATATCGCGTGAACATCACGATTGAGACTGATGAAGATGATCTTCTTGGTGGGTTCCGTCTCGTTAATGACTCAACCAAGTGGTTTGATGGTCCTGTTGTTCGAGCTATGAAGTCTGGTGGTGTTCTACTACTCGATGAGGTTGATCTTGGTAGCAACAAGCTGCTTTGTCTTCAGCCGGTGCTAGAAGGTAAGGGTATTCTTCTCAAGAAGATTAACCAGTACGTTCGCCCAGCACCTGGCTTCACTATCGTAGCCACTGCAAACACTAAGGGTCAAGGATCTGAGACTGGCAAGTTCGTAGGAACTAACATTCTCAACGAAGCATTCCTTGAGCGTTTCTGTGCCACGTTTGAGCAGAAGTATCCAGAAGAGAAGGTTGAGAAGAACATTCTCAAGAAACTCTGTGCCAGCCACGATCTTAAGTCTGATGTCATGGATGACTTCATTCAGAAGCTAGTTACTTGGTCGATTGGAACCCGTAAGACCTTCGAGAGTGGTGGAACAGCGGATCTTATCAGCACTCGCCGTCTCGTACATATCATCAACGCATATGCAATTCTTGGACACCCGTCTGAGGATGATAAAGTTGAGATTGGAAAGATTCGCCGACAGGCTATTGAGCTATGTATCGCTCGATTCGATGAGAGCACAAAATCATCGTTTCTGAGCTTCTATGAAAACATAGATCCATATCTCAATTCCGAGCTTGATAAGCCAGAGTCCGCTCCACAGACTGAGGAAACCCTCGAAGCTAAAGAGCACGACATCATTTCGATATTGACAAACAAATCATAAACCAAGTTTTTCGATGTTCTTGGTTTTGAGCCCCGCCTTAGTGCGGGGCTTTTTTTGTTCAAATTTCTTGCAACCATACATTTCACATGCTACTGTGTTTTCTAATAAACGGCTATTCCGTTTAGGTTAATTAACTGACATAATGAGGTAAATATGGCTAGCACATCGCAAAAAGTAAAGCTCGTAAAGAGACTCAGCTCTGGAAAGAATCTGACCGTGGCTGAGGCAGAATCTAAGTATGGGATTCAGCGTCTCGCCGCTCGTATTCATGAGCTCCGCGAGGAAGGTTTTCCCATCTACACAAACAAGATCACCGTAAAGGGTGGTAAGAACGCAGGTAAGAAGGTTACGGCGTACAGACTCAACGTGGGTGGTACTCCAGCATCTCTCTTTAATGCTGTTGCTTAATTGACATTTGACACGACTGGAGATATCATGTCTCCAGTCGTATTTTTTCTAAGGATTATCATGAAGCTGTCGCAAGAAACCATTCGAATTTTGAAGAACTTTTCCGAAATCAACACTACTATTCTCATTCGTCGCGGTAACAATATCGTTACTGTAGACGCATCGAAGCGTATTCTTGCTGATGCAAAGTTGCCCGACAACATTCCAAACGATTTTGCAATTCACGATCTCAACAGTCTTCTCACTGTTTCTTCGCTCTTTGATAATCCTGATTTTGATTTCAAGACCGATAAGGTTGTTATCAAGAACAATCACCGCTCAGTAAATTACTGCTACGCAGATCCTTCTGTTGTGCAAGATGCTGCACCTCTTCGGCAGAAGATTCCTAACATGTTTACTGATGATTCTGTAGTTCAGAAATTTACTTTGACCGAAGAAGACCTCAAGAGCCTTCGACAGGCTGCTACTGTAATGCATCTGCCTTATATCAGCTTTATCGGCGACTCTTCTGGCGTTCGAGTCGTAGCACAAGATATATCGAATGATACTTTGGGCAACTTCACTCTTCAGATTGCTGACGCAGCAGAGGGTAAGTTTCAGCACAATCTTCTACTCGACAACTTGAGGGTTCTTCCTGGCACATATGATGTCAGCGTAAGTCCCAAGATTACTCATTTTCAGAACAAGAATACTCCACTTGAGTATTGGATTGTGATGGAGTCTGTTTAGTGAGTCATCTGAATTTGTTGAGTGATCCTGAAGAATATGCTCGCAAGGCTATTCGGATTATCACTCAACAATTACAGACCGCAAAGAGTACATCGAGAGTAGCCAAGCTGACTTCTAAGCTGCATGAGTGGCAAAAAGTGTTACAGATTCTAGGTGAAAAAGATGACTCCATTAAGTAAACTTGTTATCATCTTTGTATTATGCAAGAACGTGAGCACATTCTTTGGGTTGAAAAGTATCGTCCTAAAACTGTTGATGAGTGTATTCTTCCTAAGAACTTAAAATCGATATTCAAGGGCATAGTTGATTCTGGTGAGATTCCTCATCTTCTTCTTTGTGGTACTGCTGGTACTGGCAAGACAACGGTAGCTCGCGCATTGTGTAACGAGCTTGATGCCACATACATCCTTATCAATGCATCAGATGATCGAAATATCGACACTCTGAGAAATACAGTAAAGCAGTTTGCTTCAGCTATATCTTTTGATGGCAAACGCAGGGTTGTCATTCTTGATGAGGCCGATTATCTGAACCCACAGAGCTTTCAGCCAGCTCTTCGTAGTGTCATGGAAGAGTTCTCAAAGAACTGTTCTTTCATACTGACTTGCAACTACAAGAACAAGCTGATTGAGCCAATACATTCTCGATGTTCTGTAAAAGAGTTCAAGATTGCTAAAGATGATAAGAAGCAGATTGTCGAGCAAGTATACAAGCGCATAGTAAAGATACTTGATGTAGAGAAGATTGAGTATGATGGCAAAGTTCTTGCGAACGTTGTCGTGAAATATTTTCCTGACTTTAGGCGAATACTAAACGAGCTTCAGTCTTTTAGCAAGGCTAACGGAAAGATAGATGAGGGTATACTTACTTTCGCGGGTGAGATAAACGTCAACAAGCTATATCTCGCTCTCAAGGGCAAAAAGTTTAATGAAGTGAGAGAGTGGGTTGTTGAGAATGTTGATAATGACCCCTCTCGTGTGTACAGAAAGTTGTATGATGGACTGAAAGAGCACTTGAAGCCTACTTCAGTGCCTCAAGCAGTGTTGCACATAGCAGACTATCAGTATAAGTCTGCCTTCAGTATGGACACTGAAATCAATCTTCTTGCTTGTCTTATAGAGATTATGGTTAATTGTGAGTTCGCATGAAGTTGACAGTGTTTGATTTTCTAAAAGACCTATCAGAAAAGAAAGCCGACATCCTAGATGAGAGTAACGAGTCTCTATATTCTCCATGGACCGTTAATCGCTTTCTCTCTATGGATGTAACTACAGTCATGTATGCAAACGAAATGAACAATCGTCATTTCTTGCCGAAGAGACTTCAGTATGACTACTACATGAACTCGATCAAAAAGGGTCGCAGATTCTTCAAGTATGTCAAAGAGAATGAACAAGAAAACTTGGATGTTGTCCGTGAGTATTTTGGATACAGCAAGAACAAGGCAAAAGAAGTTCTTCCCGTATTATCAGAAGATGACATAGCATACATGAAAACGAAACTGAACAAAGGTGGTCATCATGCAAAGAAAAAATCTGCCCGATGAGAGTCTAGATACTCTTCTTGAAATTACTAGAGAGCTGGCAGACCTCATCGAAGACAACAATCAGAACATCAAAGATTGTCAAAACGTTCTAAAGAGAATTGAACAACAAGTCTGCCCGCCAAAAAGAAACGTGGTTACTCGTGCGCTCCTAAAATTGCTAAATAAATGTGCGGCTTTGTGGTAATTTTAGAGTGTGTATGAGTAATGTAACTACTGATTTGATTGAAGTTAAGTTGTCGGCACCAGATGATTTTCTAAAAGTCAAAGAGACATTGACTAGAATAGGTGTGGCATCGAAGAAAGAGAAGACTCTGTTCCAGTCTTGTCACATCTTGCACAAGAGAGACAAAGATACGAAAGAGAGTAGATACTACATAGTTCACTTCAAAGAGCTGTTCAAGCTCGATGGCAAACCAACAACAATAACTGAAGAAGACATCGCCCGCAGAAACACCATAGCAAACATTCTTGCCGAATGGGGTCTGTTGTCTTTAGTTGATAAGACAAAGAGCGCGGCACCTGTCGCACCCATCTCTTCTGTTAAAATCGTTGCGTACAAAGATAAGACAAACTGGAAATTGGAACCAAAGTACAATATAGGAACAAACAAGAAGACATCACAAGTGGGCTCCCCCACACTCAAGAAGTAATTCATTATGCTAAAAGTGTATAAGTCTGAACCCGAAGCGATCATTCCTTCATACGCAACAAAGGATTCAGCATGTTTTGATATTCACGCATGTTTGCCGCCACATACAACAGTAAAGTCTCGCTCCTGGAGTAATGAAGAAGATGTTTTGTATGTGAATGAGTATGGAATTGTAGTCATGCCTCCTATGAGCAGACTTTTGGTTCCAACGGGTTTGATATTTGACATACCCAAGAATCACTCTCTGAGACTACACCCTCGTTCTGGTATTGCATTTAAGAGCGCCATCGGTTTAGTAAACTGCGAAGGTGTTGTTGATCAAGACTACACACTCCCTGTATATGTTGCACTACACAACACATCAAACGTTGTGTTTAAAATATCTCATGGTGACAGAATTTGTCAGGCCGAATTAGTCGCCGACGCCCGATATCCCATCGTAGAAACTTCAGTACATCCACAAAAGAAAACATCTCGCTCAGGGGGATTTGGTTCTACTGGAGTTTAGTATGAACATACTCTGCGTTTCCGACATTCACGGAAACGAAAACTCCCTCTCTCTAGTTTCATGTGATGTGTTAGTTGTTGCAGGTGATATATGCACCAGCGGCGATGCGGGTCAAGTGTCTAAGTTCGCCGACTGGTTGAGTAAAGAGCAAAGCAAGTTCAATCATGTAATCATAGTCGCAGGTAATCATGATTGGGCGTTCTATCGAAACAAAGTTCTGTGTCTTGATATACTGCGTAATGCAGTCAGCGATAAGTTACACTATTTGGAAGACTCTGAATGTGTTATCGATGGTATCAAATTTTACGGCAGTCCATGGCAACCTGAGTTCTGTTCATGGGCTTTCAATAAACCCAGAGGTGTTGAACTAAAACGAGTATGGGATTGTATTCCTGATGATGTGAATGTTCTGATCACTCACGGACCACCTTTCGGTATTGGTGATAGAGTATTTGGAAACTCTGTCGGTTGTCTTGAGTTGTCAAATCGAGTGCAGAAATTGCCTGATCTTGGACTGCATGTTTTTGGACATGTTCACGCAGGTAATGGCACATACATCAGCGAAGAGCACCCAGGCGTACACTTCTGCAACGCATCTGTTTGTGATGAAAACTACACTCCTAAAAATTCATCATACATGTTCAATTTCGTCAATTCCTCCCCATATAAATTCACTAGAGGTGCTCCTGTGAGTTTGAGGAAAGACAATGCCTAAGAAAACAAGTGAGTCGGGTAAAAGTTTAATACGAGAGTTTGAGGGCTTCAGAGCAACAGCATACTTGTGTCCTGCGGGCGTGTGGACCGTTGGATATGGAACCACAAGAATAAATGGATCTAAAGTTACCAAAGATACTAGAGTCACTACAGATGAAGCCGATGTGTTTTTGGAACAAGACCTGAAGACTTTTGAAGACGCTGTATCCATAAACGTCGGCGTCGAATTAACTCAAAATCAGTTTGATGCCCTCGTGTGTTTTGTGTATAATCTAGGTATAGGCAATTTCAAAAAATCCACGCTTCTGAAAAAGATCAATGCGGGGAAACTAGAAGAAGCCGCAAACGAGTTTCTCAAGTGGGACAAAGCCGATGGCAAGAAGCTCGCAGGACTGACTCGCAGAAGAAAAGCAGAACGAGAATTGTTTCTTAGAGAGTAATCATCATGGCTATATTAGTGACTAGACTTCTTACAGGTGAAGAAATTCTTGGCGACGTAGATGTTGTTGATAGTGACACGGTACGAATAGAGAACCCAACTCAAATTGCCGCAGCACCAAATCAACAGACAGGAAGCGTAGATGTACATATGGCACCCTTTGCTCCGTTAGCGGCAGATAAGTATCTTGTAATTCGTGTGAACAATATACTCTGCCAGTATGAGCCTATTCGAGAGATCGTAAACAAGTACAACAAACTTTTCGGCAGCGGACTCATTCTCCCCACGAATACAGGAATCTCCACAGTTTCGTAAATTGACACCGTTCTTAAACTGTGTCATCATGTTTACATGAGTAATAAGTTCTACACAAACTGCACTTGCGTCGGCAACAATATTCTCTATCGCGGTGTTGAGAATGACGAGCGAGTATCAAAGAAGTTCACCGTTCAACCGACATTGTTTCTGCCATCTAATAAGCCATCAAAGTACCGCACCCTAGATGGTAAGTATGCCGACAAGATTCAATTTTCTGACATAAATGAAGCTAAGGAGTTTGTTCGCCGTTACGAGTCTGTGGACAACTTTGTGTACTATGGCAACACAAAGTATCACTATGTATATCTAGGCGACGAGTTTCCTGATGTTGTTGACTACGATTTCAGCCGCATAGTAATTGCAAACATAGACATCGAGGTTGCCTCTGAAAACGGGTTCGCCCCTCCAGAGAATCCTTTCGAGCAAGTCATCGCAATCACGGTTGAGACGAAAGGTGTGTATGTCGTTTTTGGCTGCGGCGAGTTCTCGACTGAAGACTCTTCTATCAAGTATATTCAGTGTAAAGACGAAAGTGATCTTCTACGACGTTTCATTGAGCATTGGGAGCATCTTGCTCCGGATGTTGTAACTGGCTGGAACGTTCAGTTCTACGATATTCCATATCTCGTCAACAGAATATCGAAAGTGTTTGGTGATAAAGAAGCAAAGCGACTGTCTCCTTGGCGCTACTTATCAACTCGACCTGCCTACAACAAAGGGCGCCAGCAAACAGCAGTAGAGCTTGTGGGCATCTCTACTCTTGACTACATGGAAATGTATCGCAAGTTTCAACCCAAGCAAGAGAGTGAGAAGCTGAACTACATCGCTCACGTTGAGCTAGGAGAACGCAAGCTGTCATACGAAGAGTATGGCTCGCTACACAATCTTTACAAGAGCAACTATCAAAAGTTCATTCAGTACAACATCAAAGACGTAGAGCTTATCAAGAAGCTCGAAGAGAAACTAAAGCTCATCGAAATGGTTGTCGCACTAGCATATGACGCACGAGTAAACTACGCAGACACCTTCGCACAAGTTCGCATGTGGGACACAATCATCTTCAATCATCTGAAGAAGCAAAACATTGTGATGCCAAGACTTAGTGACAATGAAAAAGACACTGAGTATGCCGGCGCCTTCGTGAAAGAAGTCATTCCTGGCATGTATGAGTGGGTCGTTTCATTTGACTTGAATTCTCTGTATCCAAACTTGATAGCTCAGTTCAACATCTCACCTGAGTGTTTAGTTCCAGATAAGTTCCGCCCCGTATCTGTTCAGTCTCTACTGTCAAAACAGATAGAGACACAGGATCTAAGAGAAAACAATATCAGCCTCGCCGCAAACGGACATTGTTTCAGTAATGAGAAGATTGGCTTCTTACCCGACATCCTCATGCGTATGTACGAGGATAGAAAAACATACAAGAAGAAGATGCTTGATGCTCAGAGAGAGCTAGAGCGAGTAAAAGAAGAGATGCATCGAAGAGGACTGTAATATGAGCTACAAAAATAGACCCAAAAACAAAGCAGACATACTAGAGTTTATCAAAATGTCGCTGATGTCTTCAAACAAGAACTATGTTCTAGACATGGCGCATTTTAACTCAAAGTCAAACATTCTTGCCGAAACGAAATTGAGATTCATCAACAAGGCAACCGGAGAGTCTATTTACCGTCGATGGAGACACTACTATCTCAGAGGCTTTTCTGATGGCTCGGCGAAAGAGCTTGGTACATTATATTTGTGTGGTTTTCATAACGTAAAATCACAGCTTATACATCCTAAAATAGGCACTACTTTGTTCTTTGAAGTTGCAGAGAGATTCACATGCACATCCGATGAATGGAAATACTCTGGTGCCCTGTATATAAGAAAGGGTCCCATGAAGCAGCTTAGAGAAAACGAGCGCATGATAAAAAGCTATTGTGCCCGACACAATCTTCTTCAAGCTGATGCCGAAGACTTTAATCACTGTGGAGAGAAAACAGAATTGATGATTCCGTTGAATGATATACCATTCCATCATTGGCAAAAAATTCTACACATGTTTTTTGATGACGGGTTTGATTCTATTGTGTTATCATCAGCACACGATAGGTAGACATGCAAGACATAACAAAGCTGTCAAACGAAGAACTAAAGGCGTATGCCAGAAAGTTGTCGTTCGACATTTCTAAGTATCACAACTTTCAGCTCACGAAAAAGATTCAGCTCAATTCGGCTTATGGTGCGATGGGTAATCAATACTTTCGTTTCTATGACACGCGACTCGCAGAAGCCGTCACTATGTCAGGACAGCTTGTCATTCAGTGGCTCGCAAAAGACATCAACGCATATCTGAACACTCTGCTAAAGACTATCAATCTTGATTATGTTATCGCCATCGATACTGACTCGATCTATCTGAATCTCAAGTCGCTCGTGCAGACCGCATACAACAAAAATCTACCAGACGACAAAAGCAAGATAGTAGAATTCCTCGATAAAGTATCCAACACCAAGATTCAGTCAGTCATCGACAAAAGCTGCAAAGATCTCAAAGAATACATGAACGCCCGCTCCCAAAAGATGCAGATGAAGCGAGAGTCTATCGCCGACAAGGCAATCTGGACAGCAAAGAAGCGTTACATTCTGAATGTGTACGACAATGAGGGTGTTCGCTACGAGACACCCAAGCTCAAGATACAAGGTATCGAAGCTGTGAAATCATCAACACCTCAAGTGTGTCGCCAGAAGATTAAAGATGCCGTAAATCTCATTCTGACAAAAACACAGAGCGATCTGTACACATACATCGATACATTCAAGAGCGAGTTCAAAAAGCTGTCTCCAGAAGATATTGCGTTCCCTCGCGGTTGTAATGGCATCTCCACATACTCTGATGGCAAGTCTGTATATAAAAAAGGCACTCCCATCCACGTTCGTGGCGCCCTCGTCTACAACAAGCTAATCAAAGAGAAGAAGCTAGAGATGAAATACCCTTGCATCCAAGAAGGTGATAAGATAAAGTTTATATACTTGAGAACGCCTAATCACATTCAACAAAATGTGATCACAATGTCAGAAGATGGATTGCCGCAAGAGTTGAACTTACACAAGTATGTTGACTATGAGTTGCAGTTCGAAAAAACTTTTCTGGACCCTCTCAAGATCATTCTGGATGCAATAAATTGGTCTACTAAGAAGACGATGAGCTTTGACGACTTGTAGGAGAAACTATGGCTAAGAACAACCCATTTACAGATGTGCTTAAGGTTTTGGAGAATGAGTATGCTGCTGTGGCTGAGGAGGGGACTTCTGCTGATGTTGTGGGTTTTATCGATACTGGTTCGTATGCTCTAAACGCACTCTACTCAGGTAGTATTCACAAGGGTATGCCAGCGAACAAGATCAGTGCTCTTGCTGGTGAAGAAGCAACCGGAAAGACATTCTTTCTTCTGGGTATAGTCAAGAATTTCTTGGACACAAACGAGAAAGCAGTCAGCGTTATTTTTGAGTCTGAGGGATCTATCACAAAAGAGATTCTTCAGTCTCGCGGCGTAGATACAAAGAGAGTTCTTATCGTTCCTGTTGAGACGATTCAGCAGTTCAAGACCCAGGCCCTTCGAGTTGTAGAAAATCATCTTGCCACAGCAGAGAAAGAGAGACGACCACTTCTTCTTGCTCTTGACTCTCTAGGTATGCTTTCTACAACTAAAGAGATGACAGACTCAAACTCTGGAAAAGAAGTGAAAGACATGACTCGTACAGCAGAGATCCGCGCTGCATTTCGTGTTCTTACACTGAAGCTAAGTAAAGCCAAAGTGCCACTTATAGTGACAAACCATGTATATCAGACGATGGGAATGTTTCCGACCAAAGAGATGGGCGGCGGCGGTGGACTCAAGTACGCCGCAAACAACATCATAGCTCTTTCAAAGTCTAAGAACAAAGATGCAGAAGGTAATGTTACGGGAATCTTCATTCGCTGTAAGAACCTCAAGTCTCGTCTAACAAAAGAGAACACAGAAACAAGCGTTCTTCTTTCATATGACAAGGGACTTGACAGATACTATGGTCTTTTAGATCTCGCAATCGAGCATGGCATTTTCAAGAAGATATCCACAAAGATTGAAGTCAGTGATGGAAAGACTGTGTTCGAAAAGCAGATAGTCAACAACCCTGAAAAGTTCTTTACGGAAGATGTGTTGCAGAGAATTGACGAAGCTGCACAAAGGGAGTTCAGCTACGGAACAAGCGGCTTAGAGACTGAAGATGTTGTTGAGGAACTTCTCAATGACGCCCATTAAAGATAAGTACAGAATAGTGATCGATGATAGTGACCCGAAGAAATGGGTAGTGGAGCTGTTAGCTCCTTGTGCTCCGTTTCATGGCGTTCTCTATTCTTATGGGGAATTTTCTCTCAACGCACCTGAATCTGAAAACAAAGAGCCAAAGTTCTCGTTTCAGACTGAGATCATATATGTTCCTGACCACCTTAAAAATGTTACGTTTCCCGACGAGGTTGGTGCTAAGATGGACAGATTGCTTGCTGAGATTCTTATCGATATAATAGACACACACGCAAGCAAGGCTAAAAAAGAAGATGGCAAAGTTTTCTTAGAGTTGGTGAAAGATGATAAATGATCGAGTCGAGAGAATCATACTGAAGAATCTTGTCTTCGATGATTCATACTCACGCAGGGTTCTTCCCTTTCTTAAGGGTGAATATTTTACAGAAGTTTCTGAAAAGGTTGTTTTTGAGAAGATTTCTGAGTTCATACTGAAGTACGAAAATCGACCAAGCAAAGAAGCCCTTCTGATAGCTCTAACAAAAGATGACAAGATCAACTCACAAGTTGAGAGCGCCGCAAGAGACATCATCGTATCGTTCGAGCAGAGCAAAGTTGATGATAAATGGCTTATTGAGCAGACAGAAGAGTGGTGCAAAGACAGAGCAATCTACAACGCACTCTTAAACAGCATAAAAATTGCTGATGACAAGAAGAGTAAGTTTAGTCGCGGCAACATACCCAAGATGCTCACAGACGCACTAGCAGTGTCTTTTGATCCTAATGTAGGTCACAGCTATCTAGACGACACTGACGCTCGATATGAATCTTACCATCGAGTTGAAGAGAAGTTCCCGTTCGATCTTGAGTGTATGAATAAGATCACAAAAAACGGCGTTCCTAGAAAGACTCTCAATGTTATACTAGCTGGAACTGCTGTTGGAAAGTCTCTTGCACTATGTCACATGGCTGCGAGCTATTTCATGACAGGTAAGAACATACTCTACATTACACTTGAAATGGCAGAAGAGAGAATCGCAGAACGAATAGACGCAAACCTATTGAACGTATCTCTTTCAGATCTTCAGAAGATTTCTAAAGACATGTACGACAAGAAGATTGATGCAATCAGAAGCAAGACAGTGGGTAGACTGATTGTGAAAGAGTATCCAACAGCGACCGCAACAACAACTCACTTTCGAGCACTGTTGAATGAGCTGTCTCTGAAAAAGAATTTTGTTCCAGATGTTATCTTTGTTGACTATCTAAACATAGCAGCCTCAGCAAGAATCAACAACACAAACCATGTCAACAGCTACACATACATCAAGAGCATAGCTGAAGAACTTCGTGGTTTGGCTGTAGAGTGTAACGTTCCTTTGTGGACTGCAACACAAACAAATAGACAGGGTTATGTTTCGAGCGACATTGGTTTAGAGAACACATCAGAATCGTTTGGTCTTCCTGCCACAGCAGATTTCATGATTGCTCTTTCCACAACAGAAGAGCTTGAGCAGATGGGACAAATACTTGTGAAACAGCTAAAAAATCGCTATAATGACGTTTCTTCACTTAAGAGATTTGTTCTAGGTATTGACAGATCCAAGATGAAGCTATTTGATTTAGATGACTCTGCACAAGCTGAGTTAGTAAACACAGACCTAAAAGTTGACGATAGTCCAACGTTTGACAAAGGCAAGTTCGGGTCTAGTATGAAAGCTGAAAAGCGCGACAAGAGCGGATTTGATGATTTCCAATTCTGATGAACAAAAAGATTGCGACACAGTTCAAGCAAAGCCCTTCGTTAAATGGTTAGGCGGCAAACGCAGACTCTTGCCTGAATTAGATTCTCGTTTGCCTCAAAAGATTGATGTCTATTTTGAGCCATTTCTTGGTGGAGGGGCTCTCTTCTTTCATCTAGCGCATAGAATTTCACAGGCATATTTGAGTGACAAAAACGAAGAACTCATCACAGCATACAAAGCTATACAAACAAATCCTAGACTTCTGATAGAAGAGCTATCCAAGCATAAGAACACACAAGAGCACTTTCTTGAAGTTCGTGCGGCAGACAGAAACGATGACTATGTGTGGAAGTGGTCACCAATACAAAAAGCAGCTCGATTTATCTATCTTAACAAAACATCATTCAACGGACTGTATAGAGTAAACTCACATGGTCAATTCAATGCTCACTACGGGCATTACGAGAATCCTAAGATAGTTGACGCCGAGAACATCTTTGCATGTAATTCTGTCTTGTGTCGTCCAGCCGTCTTCGTAGATACTAAGAGTTACACATCTGTTTTGAATGATATTCGCTCCCTTATCAATCTTGGTCGAACAGTTTTTGTATACTTAGATCCTCCTTACATTCCTATTTCTGTATCTTCATCATTTGTGCAGTACAACAAAGATGGCTTCACAATGAAAGATCAGCTAGAGCTGAAAGATTTTTGTGACAAGCTAAACTCTCTGGGTGTTAAATGGATGCAATCAAACTCTTCAGCACCAATCGTATTTGAGCTGTACAAAGACTATAAAGTGGAGACTATATCCATAAACAGAAAAGTTGGCGCTCAAGTATCATCGAGAAAGAGCGTTTCCGAAACCATAATCAGGAACTATGATGCGTAAGCCAACTAAAAGAGAGCACATCACATACATTTTATTCGCGTTCCTTTTTGCCATCGTTCTGAATTTGATAGCGAATCTATACTAATAAATACTTGGTCTGTGTTACACTATGACCAATGAAAACGTTTAGACAGTACCTTAAAGAGTCTGCCAACAAAAATACACATCTTGAGCATCTTGAAGATGATGTGTTTAATGCAGGCGTCCCTGGCGCAAAGTCTGCCCTTGCGTTTCTACGCGGACTGAAGAGTATGTTGTCAGGATCTTCAAAGTCTTCTGTGAACGTAACAGTAAAATGGGATGGCGCCCCCGCAGTAGTTTGTGGAATCAATCCAGAAAATGGTAAATTCTTCGTCGGCACAAAGTCTGCGTTCAACAAAGAACCAAAGTTGAACTATACAGATAGAGACATCGACAAAAACTACGAAGGTGCCCTCGCACAAAAACTAAAAGTGTGCCTTGCGAATCTGAAGAACATAGGAATCAGAGGCGTTATTCAAGGCGATCTTTTGTTCATCAAAGGCTCCGTTGAGTCAATGGAATACAACGGCGAAGAATATGTATCATTCAAGGCAAACACAATTAGATATGCAGTGCCAGCAAACAGCGCCCTTGCAGCAGACATACTAAGCGCAAACCTTGGAATTGTTTTTCACACAACATACAGTGGTAAAAAAATTCAAGACATGAAAGCGTCATTTGGTGCTGATGTGTCTGGTCTTAAAAGCAACAAAGTGTGGGTGCAAGATGCATACTTTAGAGATGCCTCTGGTGCCGCAACACTCACCAAAGACGAAACGAACTACGTCTCAGAAAGACTTGCTGATCTAAACTCTCTAATCAAAGATCTAAATGCAAGCGCAGTTGCGTCAATAGTGTCTGACAAAAAGTTGAAAGCGTTTATCAAAGAGTATGTAAATTCTAAAGTTAGAGCGGGCGAAAGAATCGCTGGTACTAAAAAGTATGCCACCGGTCTTGTAGATTTCATACAACAGAAATTTTCTGATGAGATTGAAACTCTGAAGACTGATAGGGGCAAAACCGGCAAAGAAGAGCAACTGAAACAAACTCTTCGATTCATAAAGAGCAATCAAAAAGACCTTGTGTCTATGTTTCTTGTGGCAGCTCTTATAGAAGATGTGAAGGGCATCTTCATCAACAAGCTCAGGCGAGTAAATTCGATAGGCACTTTTCTTGAAACTCCCGATGGATATAAAGTCACTTCACCAGAAGGTTTCGTTGCTATCGACAAGATTGGAAAAGCGTACAAGCTCGTTGACAGACTTGAGTTCAGTAGAGCAAATTTCACATCAGACAAAGACTGGTAGTTATGTTTCAATACTACGCAAGAGTTTTGGAAGTGATAGATGGCGACACGATAGACGCAGAGATTGACTTAGGATTTGACATCTCACATAAAATTCGTATAAGACTGCACGGAATAAATACTCCTGAAACTAGAACTAGAAACAAAGAAGAGAAAGCCAAGGGGCTCGCCGCAAAAGCCAGACTTAAAGAGTTGATAGAAGGTAAGATTGTGTTTGTTGAAACTGTTAAAGATGTCACTGAGAAGTATGGTAGATTTTTGGCAATTATTCACGATAAGGACAACATTAACATCAACAAGCTCCTCATCTCCGAGGGTCATGCTGTTCAATATGATGGGGGAAAGAGATGAAGAAGTTCAATGAATTTTTGAAAGAGTCGTCTGTGACTCCAGAAGATGTAGCACGAAAGATTGTTTCTATCCTAGACAATAATTTTCCCAATCAGATACGAGTTAAGCATGATAGCAACTTGTTGTCACTATCTTTTGATGTTATTGGCCCTGTCACTAGAGGTGAGATTGCTAAGCCAGGCGACCACGGAACTAAAAATAGAAGTCTAGCAAAGAAGCTCGCATCGCAGATAGTCTCTTCTCTCAAGACGATTATTAAGCTAGAAGATTCTTCCATCGAATCTGATGATAGAGATGCGTATGTGAACCTCTTCATGGTGTCTGATTCGTTTATAGGAATGCCTGACTTGAAACGACCTCGTGGTGTTGCTATAGTCAACGAGCGTTGTTGGGATGGTTACAAGCCAACTCCAGGCAAGAAGCCATACGAAAAGGGATCTTGCATGAAAGAGGGTGAAGATGATATACAAGAAGACGCAGAGCATGAGGGTAAAAAGGTAACTCTCAACAAGCCGTTCAGAACACCAGACGGTCCGAAGAAGTTTGCTGTCTATGTTAAGAATGATAAGGGTAACGTAGTCAAAGTCACTTTTGGTGACCCAGACATGGAGATCAAGAGAGACAGCGACAGCAAGAGATCTAATTTTAGAGCAAGACATAACTGTGATGATCCAGGACCTAAATGGAAAGCACGATATTGGTCCTGCAAAATGTGGAGCAACAAGCCTGTGTCAAAGTTGACAGAAAGCCCTGCTGAGATATTTCACTCATTTGACATACTAGATGGTCCTAGAACAAAGAAGCTGGTTGGTGGCGTTGTCAATCTGCGAGGACACAATCCAGAAGATGCAATTAAGCAATACTTGATTCCTTATGGCTACAGAAAGTTCGACATCAAGACAAAGCCTGATGGTGTAATCGATGTCAAAATTCAATGGGGATCTAACCCCAAAGATACAGAGTCGGTTTACTATAGACTTAGATCTGTAAACGAGGCTGTAGATGTGTCTCAAGCAGCAAAGCTGTTTAATAAGTTTATCAGAACAACTGGCGCACCCGAAAAAGTTAGTAATTTTGTTCCAGACAAATCGGCATCAGGTCGCCCAGTATTTACAGGCTCCTCAGCAAATTCCAAATTCACATATGTTATAGATGTGGAAAGTGGCACAATAGAAGCCTCCTCGACCGCGTCCGCAGATAGATTTGTTTGGAATAAAAAAGACAACAAGGTTCGAGTTGTTGAGTCTCGTATAAATGACAAAGATAAGGATGTATAGCAAAGGAGAATAGTATGACAGTAAAAGTTTTAGGATTGCAAGCAGATCTATCTGACGAATCTACAACTGTTGATAAAGCAACAGCGGTCCGGATTGTTAATACTGGAGCATCGTCCGTTGAGTTGTCTATAGTAGATTCATCAAATACTACTGTTGGTAGTTTAACTTTAGTTCCTCTAGAGTCCGTCATCCTTCAAAAATCGGCAGAGCATAAGCTCAGTGTTCCTGCAGGAACTCCTGGAGATACAGTGTTCGCCTCAAAAGTAGCGCACACAAATTAGTATGAAATCTTTGAATGAGGTCAGAGGTAAAAAGACGGCAGTTTTTGCCTTCGGTAGGATGAATCCACCTACCACTGGCCACGAGAAGCTAATCAAGAAAGTTGTTGATGTTGCTTCTAAGAATGGCGCAACACCTTTTGTCTTCGTGTCTCATACTCAAGACACAAAGAAGAATCCATTGAGTGCAAAAGATAAAGTCAAATATCTTAAGCTCGGTGTGCCTGAAGCCGCCTCTTGTATTGTATATAATACTTCAATACGAACACCGTTTGATGCATTGGGATACATTAAAGACAAAGGTTATACTGATGTCATTCTTGTTGCTGGCTCGGACAGAGTAAACGAGATGAAGAAAACTTTTCTCACTTATGTAAATCATCCCGATCCTGAAAAGAGTTTTGATCTCGATTCTTTTGATGCAGTAAGTGCCGGAGATAGAGATCCTGATGATGAGGGTGTAGCAGGAATTAGCGGAACTAAGATGCGCGAAGCGGCCCAGAATAAAGACTTCAACACATTTAAGACGGGCGTGCCATCTGGCCTAAGTCAAAAGTACGCCAAAGAGTTATTCAATTTGGTTAGAAAAAATCTTGGAATTAAAGAGTCTGTCGAATCTGTGCAGAAACCTATCATCACAACACCTTCTATAAATACAATCATGAAATCATTCAAAACATTCATATCAGAAGAGCCGTCATCGGGAAGCAAACCGCCCTCGACCGTAGATAAGACTAGAGATAAACAAGATAGAGAGAATGACGAGATCAAAGCCCGCCACGATAGAGAACTGGAAAAGGCGAGAGAAGCAGACTTCAGACAGAAAGAAAACGAGAGAAAGCAAAAGCAGATCCAAAAAGACGCCGAGAAGAACGCAAAGCAGCAAGAATCTACAGAAGAAGATTCAGATGTTGAGTATGTGCCTGAGTATTTGGAAGATGGTACTCTAGTTCTCGTAAAAACTTACAAAGCTGCAACACCTGGACAATAAATACTTGCGTTGTGTGACGAAACTTTGTACACTTAATTTTATTTTGGAGTAATATCATGACAACAAAGACGACTGAATCCACTGCAACTGAGACGACTACTGAAGCCACTTCCGCTCCAGAAGTTACTACGACACCTTCGCTCACGACAGAGCAGGAGATCAATGCCCTCCGAGCCGCACATCAGTTCTTCTCAAACTTTGATCGTGTTCCTGGGTTCTTGACCAATCAGTGGTCACAGGCTCTTGACACAATCGCTGTTGTAGCAAACTCTCTAATCGGAAAAGCAAACCTTGGAACTACAACTACAGATAGCACCGAGGTAACTGCTGAGTCTGCCGACACTACAGTAACACAGTAATTCTTTACACTAAATACTACTTGTATGCCTTTATACGAGTATGCGTGTAAAAATTGTGGTACGATTGAGGTTCGTCAAAAAATCAGTGATGAGCCATTGAAGAAGTGTCCTACTTGCAAAGCTAAAGTAGACCGTCTTATATCTGTTACTGGAACACCACAGTTTAAAGGTACTGGGTTCTATCAGACAGACTATAAGAAGAAGAGCTAATGTGCGTTGTTGCTTGTAAGTATTTTGAAGACATTGGTTGGGTAATTGCAAAGAACAGAGATCGCAATTACAAGCCTACCATTCTCATTCGCAAATCGTTCAGACAGAATACAGAGCGTTTGTATATTTGGGACGAGCGCACGAAGTACACAGAAGGAATTAACGAGTTTGGCGTTGCCATAGTAAGTGCCAGCGTTACAGTCAAAGAAGATGAAGCTGAAGGAGCTGCCGCAGTCAACAAAGGCAAGCTCGACAAAAAAGCTAAGATTAAAAATAGAACATACTACGCACCTGACGGTCTACGAATACGAACTGCGTTGTTTGAAAGAACGGCAGCCGAAGCTGCAAGAAAATTGATCGAGCTTGAGATTCCAGGCAACACTATCATCGCAGACAAAGATCGCTGCTTTCTTCTTGAGGGTGCATTTGTTGAGAATGATGAGTACGTTTACAAGATAGTTGAGATACCTAAAGAGAAGATTGCTGTTAGAACGAACCATGGAATCTATCTTCCTTGGACAGGCTACAGCAGGGAGATACCAGAGCAAGTTCCAAAAAGAGATTCTTCAGAGAAGAGATATGAGAAGGTGGTAGAAGCACTGAAAAGAGCAAAGGACTTCGATCAATTTCTTGATGCCATGTCCGATACTTCAGATGAGAATCCACAATTAAACCCTCTGCGTGTAGATCCTGAGCGCAACTCTATGAGAACAACTGGACAAATCGTTCTAGTGCCAAAAGAGTTCACATTACACTATCGTCCTATTTGGTGTGAGACAGAATTCGATCTTGATAAGCTAAATACAGAAGAGGAAAGAACCTTTTTCGAGATTGTCTCAACGAGAAAGCTACTCAGTTTCAAGGATTTTTTTAACTAGGAATGTTATGCCAATCAAAGACTTGTCGCAATCATTGATCAACTCAGTTGTTGAAGTGTTCACACAGAGTTCCGAGAATCACAATAAGCTAGTGGAGAAAGTTGTTGCTGAAGGACTTAAGCACTTCGGTGTCAAGAGTGTGTCTGATCTCTCCGAATCTGATCAGAAAGCATTTCACGCATGGACACAGCTCAGACTTTCTGAGTCTGATTGTCACTGTGGTGAAGTAGAAGAAGACGACATGCCAGGTGATTCCGTTTATCACAAGGATGGTGATGAGTCTAGTGAAAAGAAGAAAGAGCTTGATGAAGATGAAAAGGCAGACAAAGATCACGACGGAGATGGCGAAGTCGAGACGAGCTCCCAAGAGTATCTTGGAGCAAAAGATAAAGCAATAAAGGCTGCTATGAAAGAGAGTGTCGCCCTCGGTGCAAATGAGATCGCAACCAACGGTGCTGTAGGTGTAGCAAACACACTTGTCGCAACTCCTAAACACGCTGACGTAATTCACGATACAGATCCTTACACTGGTGTTACTCAGTATAGACTTCTTCTTCAGTATGCAACAAACGAAGGAACTCGAATCTATCCTCCAGTCAGTTTGCCTGGTGCCGTGTCTGTTGCGGATCTTAGAACTCTTGTTCAGGGACTTCCGGAGTTTAATGAAGCTGTCGATGCTGCTCTAGTTCATGCGTCTTCTACTGTCGATGCTTAATGTATGAAATCGTTTCGTGACTACATTCAAGAAGATGTAGCTGTCGCAACAAAGTTACCCGACATCTATCTTGACATGGACGAAACGATAGTTAATTGGATGGAAGGTGCGAACAAAGCTCTTGCAGCAGCCGGACATCCAGAGTGGCACGCAGATCATTGGAACAAATACTCTGAGTCAGAAGCAGACAAAATTAAGTGGGACATCCTTAACAACACACCCAACTTTTGGGAGAATTTACCTTGGATGCCAGATGGCAAAGCAATATGGAATTTCGTCAAGAAGTACAAACCACATATACTAAGTGCATGTGGTTCTCTTGCTGGAGATGTGTGTAAAGAAGGCAAGAAGCGTTGGCTTTCCAAGAATTTGGGAAATAGTAACCTATCTTCAATACATCTAGTTCTTCGATCTGAGAAGAAAAACTATGCCGTTGTGAATGGTCGTCCGACTGTTCTCATCGATGACTATGACAAGAATTGCTCTGAGTATGACTCCGCCGGAGGCATAGCAGTTCAGGCCACATCTGGCCCTGCGGTGATAAACAAATTGAAAAGACTTGGATATACATAAATACAAACACACTTACTAATAGGAGTCTAATATGGCACTTTGGGGAAAGAAAGACGCGACTGCCGACAAGCCTAAGTTTGTTAAGTTGAATCCGGATGGCACACTTGCTCAGGACAAGTCTGGCAAGAAGCTGGTTTTGATCGACAATGCTGAAGCATCTAACGCAGATAACAAGAAGAAGGGTATCACAGGTCCTGGCTGGTATCTGATACAAAAGTCTGGTGATAGAGTCAAGGCTGAGCTTTTGATTTCTCTTGCAGACGCTCCAGTATCAGAATCAGGAGATGCTGCTGGTAGCGACACGGTTGAGACTGATTTGGGAGTCGGCGGCGATTAAGCAACGCACTTTTTGATTATGCTTGATGCGCCTTATGAAAATATGCAGCTACGGATAACCGAGCAAAACTTCATAATGTTTGCGATGAAGCATTATCAGAACCCTCAATGCTTAAACATTGATGAGTTCAATGATGACATAAAGCGGATCAAGTACATCAAGAGACTGTTCAGCAGATATGTTTCTTCGGGTGAATTGAAAGAGAGATTGATACTCAATCACTTGATTATTCTTTACAACTCATTTGGCACACAAGCAACCAAAATGCTTTTCTTTAAGATAGAAGAGCAGTTTTGGCCACAACTCAAAACGTTCTTGGTGTTTCTTAGTTACATGCCAGAAGTATTAACGGGTGTTGGAGAAGACCCCATAATCAGCACCAACATTCCATTAGATCAGGGCATCATTACAGCACTGAGAAAGATATGATTTCGTTTAGAACATTCATAGCAGAAGCACAGAAGACATTTAGCAAAGATGATGCAAAGTCTCTTGGTGACTCTTTGGATGTTGATTGGAACAAAGTTGATATTGATGAGTTCATAAAAGGTCTCTCCGTTGAATCTGAGCACGACGATGGTGGTAAATTGGATGTGGTTGATTCTAAGAAAGATCTTGCCAAAATCGTACTCGCACATCTCAAAGAAAAGCCAGACTACTACACAAAACTCAAAGCTGTTGAAGAAGAAGTTCCAGCCAATTCCATTTCTGGAGGCAACGTGGCCGGATTAAAAGAGCCAATCGTTTTTAGGCGAAAGAAGTTTGCCATAGCTCGACGTTAATTTGTTGTTTTTGGTAAGCAGCCTGCTATACTAATCAGACAACAGAATAAATATGGTTATGGACGATAAAACACAAAACGAAAAAGATCTATTCACAGATTTGGGTCTCTCACTAGAGTATCGTGATGTTGAGGTTGGTCAGTTGTATCCAATCTACGGTGCAATTACAAAATTCATCAGCGACGAGCCAGGAAATATTGTTGTCATGATCAACGATCAAATCGAAGCAACACTGAATGTTGTAGATGAAGATAAGATAAGCGTACTAAAGCAAAGAACATTTGATGCGGGAATTTTTCTTTGCACAATAGTAGAAAAGGGCCTCACGATTAAAGCAGATTGTACAACAGTCATTTTTGGTAAAAGTAACGATATGGTGCAATAATGAATCCAGAAGATTTTCAAACAATCATCACCCTTCTTTCGCGCACAGTAACAGAGCTTGAGTATTCGGTTGTTCAGGCATATGATCAGTTTTTACTGAAGTATGGAGCCGGCCATGAGTATAGCACCAGACTTGAATCGTATTTTCCTGCGATAGACAAACAGAGGGAGTATATTGACGAGCTTGATAAGCATTTTGCCGATGGTAATTTTATTGAGTTTCATCGAGTTGCTGCAAAAATTCGCGCATTGTCAAATATGGTTAAGGACGATGCCAAGTCATTTTTGAGTTCTATTAGTTCAGGTGAGCCCACGTTTGCTGAGTGGAGTGATGAGACAATTCACTAAAACTCATGCAGGCGTTCTTCATTTTTAACAACTTGAAGGTTAACACATTTAATCTGAAGGACGAGCCCTTTCCTGGATTCGAGCTTCTCACTTGGGAACATGAGAGCTATACTTCAGGAACACTTTGGGACATCGGCTTCGATGCGGGCTACACACCAATAGGAATTGGAAAAGTGTATGGACAAATTTGGCTCGCTCATGACACACAACAGATACTTGAGCTTGAATACTTTGTTGGTGCTCAGTCTGGATTGACAGAACCACTCAAGACAAAAATATACATTCAAGACAACTTTGGACTTGAAAAAGTTGATGCGGTAGTGTATAAATTACGAGAGATCAGAAACGACTATAACATCGTGTATGATGGCAAGTGGATGATTAAGAGATGTTGAGATGAACACAAGCGTTTTGTTGTTCTTGAAAAAGTTGTGGGACAATAGAGTTCTAGTTGGTCTGGGTACGTTCGTATTGCTTGCACTGTCTTTCTACATCTATCATTTACATGCTTCCCACAAAATCGAGTCTCTTATTAGAGAGAACGCGCAACTTGAGCTTGTTATCGAGCAACAGAAGAAAGCTATCGAAAACATCAAGTCTGATTACAACAAGATCATTGACGCTAAAGATGAGCTTGCAAAAGAGATAAAGCAAACACAGACAGAAGTTGAAGAGTTGCGCGAGAAGTTGTTTAGAGAGAACCTTGATAAGAAGCCTCTAGAAGAGCTTGCTACGAAGAAGACCACTTTGATAGAAAAGAAGATCAACAAGGCGACTGAAAAAGAGTTGCGCTGTATAGAAAAATTGACGCAGGGTGGAGACTGTTAGTATGAATCGTAGAGTGTTTCTCATTTCATGTATACTTTCCTTATCTGGATGTTTTGCACAAACAGAAGGTCCTTGCCTTGAGCGACCACCTCTCAATCTACCTAACCCAGATGCTATTCGTCTCGATGATGTGAAGTTCAAAGTCATTCACAAACACAACGCAGATGCATACTTCGAGAGTGTAGATAGCTCCGGCAAAGAGCCCGTAGTTGTTGCTCTCACCATGCAAGACTACAAAAAGATGGCCCTGAATCTTGCTAAGATGAAAGCATACATAAAGGGTCAGCAAAAGATCATTAAGCTGTATAGACGATACTATGAGGAGAGCATAAATGGCAAAGGCAAAGAGTCCAAAGACTAAGAAGAGTAAGACTAAAGAGTCCTCAAGCGCCGCACCAACACCTGTAGCTGTTGTAGCGGTTCCTGTTCAAGTTGCACCAGCACCGAAGCGATCTCTTTTGCCGAGTGTAGTTTCTAAAGAGTTTGATTCTCTTAAAGAGAGGGTGTCAACTCTTGAGCGTTTGGTTCAGTCATTGACTGACATTATTTCTGAGAAGAAGTAAACCATACTTGTTCCCTTTTCTCGACCATCATATACTGTAGACATGCTGCATATTGATCTTAAGTATATTTCTCTCGTCGGTCCTAATCTCAGAAACTTCAAGAAGAAAAAGACTTCTTTGTATAACTGCTCGTGTCCTATATGCGGAGACAGCGAAAAGAAAAAAAGCAAAGCTAGAGGCTTCTTCTATCAGAAGGGACAGTCGATGTACTACAAGTGCCATAACTGTTCTGCTGGTATGGGCGTAGCTAATTTTCTCAAGCAGCTTTTTCCTGCATATTATGATGAGTTTTTGCTTGAGAAATATAAGTCTGGTGTTACGAATAACAAAACATCTGAGCCAGTATCGAAGCTAGTTGCAGTCAAGTTCTCAACACTCACTAGCAAACACGCAGTCAAATTGACTGAGCTTGATGATCTGCACTATGCTAAACAGTATGTATTGAACCGAAAGATACCTAAAGAGCAACTTTCAAGACTGTTCTTTACTGAAGATTTTGCTGCACTGGTTGATGATGTGTTTCCTGGCAAGTATACAAATCTTAGCAAGAATGATGTTCGACTTGTCATACCATTTTTTGACGAGAATGATTGTGTTATAGGACTTCAAGGTCGCTCTCTTTTTGCAGAATCGAGCTTGCGTTATATAACAATTAGGGCCAGCTCCAATACCGACTTGGTGTATGGATTAGACAAACTCAATTACACAGATGTTGTTTACGTTGTTGAGGGCCCCATCGATAGTCTGTTTTTGCCAAACTGTATCGCCGCCGCAAACTCAGATCTTCGCTCTGTCATTTCTAAGCTCAAGACTCGTGTTAATGCAGTTTTGGTTTATGATAATGAGCCTCGAAACAGAGACATTGTTAATCTCATGAGTGATGCAATATCTTCTGGCTGTTCTGTTTGTATATGGCCACCTTCTATCGTGGAAAAAGATATCAACGACATGATCTTGTCTGGACTGCCAGTAAACGAACTTGTCGAAACAATAAGCAACAGAACTTTTTCTGGATTGAGCGCCCAGCTTGAGTTTACACAGTGGAGAAAAGTGTAAATTCCGTCACCTAATTTCACTTTCTGATATACATAGAAGTGAGTCTTCGTTAATGGTCTATATGAAAAAACTATTGTCATACTTTCTGTGCCTTATTTCACTCGTTTCGTGTGGTTCTGGAGGCAACTCTTCAGGAAATACAAATGATGGTCCAGATAGAAGTTCTGGTCTAACAAATGTCGGCTACGCAGCATTTAACCTCACAGCAGACTCATTCAACTGTGTGGGATTTCTAGAAGCATCTCAAGTTGTCGAGCACCTTCACGTTGCATTTCTTTACAACACTTTCGGTAACAATTTTTCTTGTCTAGAAAATTTGATTGCAGATGGTAGACTAGAAACTCTTGAAGTGAACTTGATCAATGAGCCTGGTCATAGGAATGGAAGACTAGGATCGTATGAATTTCTTTCTTCCGTGGGAAGTGTAGCCGATTATGATGCAAAACTAAGAGCACAAGACCCTTCTCTGAAGCAGAAGTTTGTTGACTACGTTCAGCCTTTGCTGCCTGTACTGAACACTCTAGACTCATCAACTGAACTTTTTGTTAATCCCGGTCTTGAGAGTAATGTTAGTCTCGAAGCGGGCGCCGTTCTTGTTGCATGGACGAGAGAAGTTTTTCCTAACGCAAGAGTTGTTTGGAATCCTCTAGAAACATCTGCCGCACAAATAGCTCCAACAGCAGCAGACTTGGCAGAAGCACATGGCTTATATCCTAATATTTCGCCGCCTTGTTTGTACAACATGGACGGAACTGATGTTTCATATCCATTTCGCCCAGCTCTAGGTGAGAGAAATCACAGAGAGGGTCAGTCTAAAAACTGGGTTCAGAGCGGCACTCCATTGTTTCAGCTAATAGAAGATTTTGCAAACAGATGTGAAGTTGCCTATGTGTGGTCTGCCGAAGGAAATGGAATCGACGAACGACAATCTCGTTTTGTTGACCCTCGCTCTCGTAATCATAGTATATCTACTGACGTTTACAGGAGCATCTTTGCTGATATTGCAAACGTTCAATCTTCTGGAAAAGTGTATGCAATACCAGAATATTCACAAGACGAGCTTTCTGTAGAATCTTCTTGTTCTCAAGTTCTAACGAATTTTTCTGATGGTGCAAAATCTGGTCGATTGCTAAAACAGTCTGAATTTAGAGATAGGGGTGGTGTAGTGATATTATCAAACGATTTAAGAGGTGCAACATCAGTGCAGATTATTCATGCAGGAGAGGTTGTCGATAGCTATAGTTCTTCAGGACCATATCACGACGGTCGACCATTATTTCGCTCTTCTGTGTCTCCTACGACATACCCATTTAATGTCTATTTGACTGTTGACATTTCTGGTCAAAAAATCTGCTATAAGATAGCTAATCCTAGAGTCAGAATAGACTAATTTCTCCTTTGCTACTTTGACACATCTTTGATATACTTACTGTAGGTCTTAACGATAGGGGTTTTCATGAAAAATTTGCCTTCTCTGTATCAAGAGTTCATTCATCTTTCTCGCTATTCTCGCTGGCTTCCTTCAGAGGGCCGCAGAGAAACGTGGGAAGAGACAGTGAATCGATACTTCTCGTTTTTTGAGACTCATCTAAAGTCTCGCTGTGATTTTAATCTCAAACCTGGCATAAAAGATGAGCTGAAAGATGCAATACTTTCTCTAGATGTAATGCCTTCAATGCGATGTTTGATGACTGCTGGTCCTGCTCTCGAACGTGACGAGGCCGCCGGCTATAATTGTTCTTTCATAGCAATCGACAATCCAAGAGCATTTGATGAGATTCTGTATATTCTCTCATGTGGAACCGGCGTGGGATTTTCTGTAGAGAGGCAGTATGTGTCTCTTTTGCCTACTGTAGCAGAATCGTTTTATGAGTCAGACACTACTGTTGTTGTTCAAGACTCTCGCATAGGTTGGGCAAAATCTCTCAAAGAGATTATAGGACTTTTGTATCAGGGACAGATACCAAAACTTGATGTGTCTCGCGTGAGACCTTCTGGCACACCTCTTAAGACGTTTGGTGGTAGAGCTTCAGGTCCTGAACCACTTGTTGCTCTCTATGAGTTTTGTGTAAAGACTTTTAAGAACGCCGCAGGCCGCAAACTACAGTCTATAGAGTGTCATGATATCGTGTGTAAGATTGCAGAAGTGATCGTTGTCGGTGGCGTTCGCCGATCTGCTCTCATCTCTCTTAGTAATCTGTCTGATGACAGAATGAGAGCTGCGAAGAGTGGTCAGTGGTGGATAGAAAACGTACATCGAGCACTCGCAAACAACTCAGCTTGCTATACTGAAAAACCAGACATTGGCATCTTCATGGACGAGTGGAAATCTCTCTATGAGTCCCGTTCTGGCGAGCGTGGTATATTCAATCTCGCTGCTGCAAGAAAGACGGCAGAAAATCTGGGAGAGAATTCTAAGAAAGAACCGCGCAGAGATGTGTCTAAGATTGCAGGAACAAACCCTTGCGCCGAGATTCTACTTCGCAATCGAGGATTCTGTAATCTTTCTGAAGTTGTTGTTCGTTCTAACGACACAAGAGAATCGCTTCTCAAGAAAGTTGAGTATGCGACAATTTTAGGTACTATACAATCAACGCTGACAAACTTCAGGTATCTCACGAAAGAGTGGCAGAAGAACGCGGAAGAAGAGCGACTTCTCGGAGTGTCATTGACTGGAATTCTAGACAATGAGCTGTTGTCTAAGCCTAGCGATGAGCTTAAAGAGCTTCTGGTAGAGCTGAAAGACAAAGCTGTGCAGACAAATAGAAAGTGGGCAAAGCTGCTCGGAATACAAGAGTCTGCCGCCATAACGTGTGTAAAGCCTTCTGGCACAGTATCACAGCTAGTAGACAGCGCCTCCGGAATACATCCACGACATTCGAAATACTACATACGCACCGTGCGATCAGATAACAAAGATCCTTTGTGTGTTCTGATGAAAGAGATGGGCTTTCCACATGAGACAGACGTAACAAAACCAGAGCATACAACAGTCTTTTCGTTTCCTGTTAGATCGCCGTCTCATGCAATTTTTCGAGAAGAACTAACTGCAATTCAGCACCTTGAGCTTTGGCTTTTCTATAAGAAGTATTGGGCAGAGCACACTGTCTCCATAACGATTTCAGTCAAAGAGAATGAGTGGCTGGATGTCGCCGCATATGTTTACAAGCACTTCGATCACATATCTGGAATATCATTCTTACCTTTCAGTGATCATGTGTACAAGCAAGCACCATATCAAGAATGTACTCGTGAGCAATTCCAAGAGTTATGTTCTCGTATGCCGTCTGATGTAGATTGGACTAAATTGTCGAAGTATGAAAAAGAAGACACGACCACTTCTTCCAAAGAATTGGCGTGTTCTGCTGGATCTTGTGAGATACAATAATGAAGAAAGCCAAGAAAGAAGTCGAGTGTTACGAGTGTGATCTTAAATTCACTATCACTTACAAAGGCAAACATTCTCCTCAGTGTTGTCCTTTCTGTGGTGAAGGTGTGACTGTGGTTGATGAGAGGCCGTTTCTAAAAGACTTTGATGAGTATGATGATTTTGATGATGCTGAATATTTTTCTGAAGAAGACGACTTTGATGAAGAAGATGATGAAGGATGAGCATTGTAGTGGGCATAGACTACTCAATGTCGAGTCCATCTATTTGTGTTCATCAAGGCAGTAGATGGTCATTTGACAACTGTAAATTTTATTTTCTGACTGGTAAAAAGAAGTATCAAGTCAGAGACGCACAATTCTGTGGACAAGCCCACAAAGATTTTCTCACACAAGAAGAGCGTTTCGATGGCATAGCATCATGGGCTCTTTCTTGTATACCAGAATCATCTAAGATATCGATTGAGGGTTATGCATTTGCCGCAAAGGGTGTGGTGTTTGATATCGCAGAGAACACTGCGATTTTGAAACACAAGCTGTTCAAGAAGAAAATGCTCGAAGACTTTAGTATCATTTCTCCACCAACAGTAAAGAAGTTTGCCACGGGAAAGGGTAACGCAAACAAACTGAAGATGTATGAGTCTTTCATCGAAGAAGTTGGATTCGAGCTACACAAGCATTTTGGTTGTGCAGAAGGCCAGAGTCCCATTTCAGACATAGTTGACTCATATTACATAGCAAAGTATACCTTCCACAAATCCTAATGACTCGCACTATGACTCTACTCAGATCGCTACATTCCTATTGATTTTGCATAGTCTAAGTTGTTGTTTTTATTCGCGTAAAAAACAGCTTTTTTTGATATTTCTGCTGTGCTATACTGTTCGAAACATCTGGAGAATTTCATGAGAAAAGCCAAATCTGGAAACCGTGTTCAAGCAGAAGCAAACGAGCCTGTACTCACGCAGCCCGATTCACAACACGATCTGACCAGGATGCTAAATTGGTATAGCTACAACAAAAATTCTGACGATGCCAGAGCTTACTTTCTCAGTTATCTCAAGAAGTATGACATGGATGTTTTTGAGAAACTAAAAACAAGAACATCTAACATCTCCATACCAACAACAATCGGTTGGTTGTGCAGGATCTACTCTCTGAATGAGACTTTGTTTCCAGTTAAGTATCTTCGCAATATCAAAGATGAGACTAATCGAATACTTCAAGTCATTTCAGATGACGAGCAGCCAAAAGTAGAAGAGCAAAGAACCAAGCCGAATATTCAAGAAAACATACAGAACCAGCTCCGCGAGATACTAGGGGAGCTTGATGCTGAGATTGATACGTTTCTCTCATCTGGATGCAAATCCTCATTTTCTTTGTATGAGTGGCTACAGAGAAAAAAGATTAAGCACAACCACGCCAAGAGTGTTGCTGATTACTACAAGAATGTTGTGTTGAAAGAGCTTCGTGAGTCTCAGAGTGGTGATTGTGATCAGCTTAGTGAAGGTTACTCATTCTTGTCTAAGAAGAATCTGTCTAGCTTTATACGTTTCATCGAATCGTTTGTATCTGATGCTGAGAAGTGGAACGATATTGCTCGACAGATATCAAAAACAAACAGAGCGCCAAGGGTGAGAAAGCCAAAGCCTCCGCTCAAACAGGTTGAGAAGTTGCAGTATCTCAAGCAGCATGAAAATTTGAAGAGCGTTCCGCCAACACAAATCGTCGGCGCCACACAACTTTGGGTGTACAACGTTAAGTACAAAACTCTTGGTGTGTATGTGTGTAACAATCCTCATGGCTTTACCGTGAAAGGATGTACAATTTTGAATTACGATGAGTCCGAGTCTTTGGCAAAAACACTCAGAAAGCCAGAAGATGTTTTGCCATCGGTTCTTGAATCTGGAAAAGTTGCTTTGAGGAAAATCTTGCCGTCTATTAGAACAAAAGAAAAAAAGTTGACGGGTCGCATCAATAAAGATACCATTCTACTCAGAGCATTGTAACTATGAAGACAATATTTTTTGATCTAGAAACGACCGACTTGAACACTGTCGGTCAGATTCTCAACTATGCATTTGTTGAGATTGATGAGTCTTGGAATCTTCGCTCTTGTCTTCGTGGTACGATAAAAGTTTCTAGACTACAACTACCAAATCCTTATGCAATCTGCGCGAACAGAGTCGATATCATAGAACACAACAAGACTGCTGATGCGACAGAACCAGTAGCTCTTTCTAAGATACAGAAATATATCTCAGACATTGTTGAATGGGATGACGTTCGTTTAGTTGGCTACAACTCAAACAAGTTCGATGTTCCGTATTTGAGAACCAGCATGATACGAAACGGTTTGAATCCATACTTCTGTGGCACGATCAAGTATGGTGATGTTATTCATGTTGTGAGGAAACTTGCGAATGAAAATCCAGAGTTCTATGAGAAGCTGATCAAGAAAGAGAATGGAGAGCCATCTTTCAAACTAGAATCTGTGGCTAAGTCTTTTGATCTTCTCTCGAAAGAACAAGACCATGAGTCTCTATCTGATGTAATGCTCACAATCAAGGTTGCACAGCATCTTGCTGATAACTTTGGTGTTGATGTGAGAAACTACTCTTCGTATGAAGTTGATTCAAAGAAACAGTTTGATGTTGTTCAGGTCTACCCATTCAGAGATCAGACTGGTGCCTTAGTTTCCGATGATCACTGTAACATGTGCCTTCTAGAAGAAAACAAGACACAAGCTCTTTGGATCAACATAAAGAAGTTTGAAGAGGGTGCTGGCCGTGATGCGGTGTATTGGTACAACAAAAATACATCAAGCCTAACTGTTAAGTCATACATCAAAGATGATGTTCTCGCACAAAGAGCCGCGAAAGCCAGACAAGGACTGTCTGATGTTACGCTGGCAAACTTTTTCCCACCTAAGAATTGTGACGTTGAGCAGTTCATTTTCATGATGTCAATTTCAGATATTGGTCCTCTGTACGAAGCTATCTGGATGAAAGATCTAACAAACCTCAAACGCTCTAAGAGTAAGTACGCGAGCCAGCTTTACTTGCGACATTTGAGTAATGAATCTGACGTTGATTCTATGGAATCGCAGATCAAAGAGTATGCTCTGTATCGATATGGCGGTAAGCTAAAGTTGAGCAAAGAGCATTTTGATAGCAAGTATGAGCCAGGTGTATACAGCGAAGATTTTCACCCTACATACAACGAGCTTGTAGAGCAGATAGATTTACTTGCAAAGGATGAAAAGAACGCACATCTGATGAAGCAACTCAGAGAGTTTTATGACTCGTCTGTAATTTCAACACTGGCTAGTGCAGAACTCAAGAGTATCAAGAGAACCAAGAATGTTGAGTAGACTGTTTAGTAAAAAAGAGAGTGTAGATGTCTCTCAAATTCATCGCAGAGACACGATACTAAGTCAGATAGACTATCTTATAGACACACTTGAGCACAACAAGTTTGATATTCTTTACATGGAGAATCTTAAAAACCCGTTGACTCCAGATGAGAGAATTTACTTCATTCAGCAGATAGACAGGATAGAATCTGCTAAGAACATACTATTCTGGATGAGAACAAACGTAAAGACAAACACACCCTTTTGGAAGAAGTTTCTTAGATGGTAAATGTTCATTTCGCCTTCATCGCGTTGTTAGCCCTCGCGGCATTTTCTCTCGGCAGAACTTTTGGTAAAGTCGAGTCTTCAATATTATTCTCTCAGAGAGTCAATCTGATAATCTCTGCTTTGAGAAAGGTGGAAACACTTGCATCTTTGAAGGGGGAAAATATTGAGAAGTTATCCACAGAAGAGCTTGTACACAGGACCCAAAAGCATTTAAATGAGTTGGAGGATAAAGATGTTTGAGCTGTTACTTTTTGTAGCGTTTATGTTTAGTGCATTTGTTGCCGGATTCTATGCAGGATTCGATCATGCAATTAGTAAGATGAAGCGCGTTAAGAGCCGAAAGAAATGACATGGGAAACACTTCTTTCGGAAGAGATACAGAAGCCTTATTTTTTAGATCTTGCTGCTTCTGTTAAGAGTAGAGGTGTTTTCTATCCTCCAAAAAACGACATGTTTCGTGCGCTCGAACTTGTCAATTTTCAAGACATTCGTGTTGTGATATTGGGTCAAGATCCTTATCATGGTGAGGGTCAAGCCAACGGTCTTGCGTTCTCTGTATCATCAGAACAGAAATTGCCCCCATCACTTAGAAACATTTTTGTTGAATTGAAATCAGACTTGCAGATTGAGAACAAGAACGGCGACTTAACTGCTTGGGCAAAACAAGGAGTTTTACTTCTCAATTCCATACTTACTGTATCTCCAAACGAGCCTGGCTCACATGTAAATTTGGGATGGGAAAAATTTACCGACAAGATCATAGTGGATGTATCAACTCAGTTATCCAATGTTGTATTCATGCTATGGGGTGCTTATGCAAAGTCTAAGGAAAATTTAATTGATGTCACAAAACATTGTGTGCTATCATCCTCGCATCCTTCGCCCTTATCTGCACATACGGGATTTTTCGGCTGTAAACATTTTTCTTCAGCCAACCAGTATTTGACTGAGCACGGAAGGAAGAGTATTGACTGGAGGACTTAATATGCTGGCTGCGCTACTGCTTGTTGCATTTGTTAATTTGTGTATTGGTGTTTTTTCGGGATATGCAATTCGTCTGTCTCACGAAAAAGAGATACAAGTTCACCTAGAGAAAGAAGTATACTGTCATGGTTATGAAGATGGTTTCTATTTGGGTGTGGGTGAGTATGATCCAGACTTGTTCAGAAAAGAGATTGCTGAGAAGGCATATCAAGAGTACAAGGGAATAAAGTACGGCCCAACTAAGCACTAATATGAATTTTGAATATCTCATCGACAACTCTGATGAGTATCTGAGACTGATTCAAGGATGGTCTGATCCATTTCCTGCGCCTGTATTAGAACAACACAACGGAATTTACGTTGTGCGAGATGATTTACTTGATGCTGGTACTAAAGTTCGCGGTGCAGACTATTTGATAGGTCACTGTCATCAACACAAAAACATACAAGAGTGGGTCTATGGCTCATGTCCAGCAACGGGCTATGCACAAATTAGCTTGCCGTTTTTGTGTAATAAGTATGGTAAGAAAGCGGTGCTTTTCATGGCACAGAGAAGCATGAACAATCTTCATGTATATCAGAAAAGGGGTATTGCTCTGGGTGCTGAATATCGATGGATACCAGACGGAATGCTAAACGTAACTCAGAAGCGAGCGAGAGATTATGTTGCAGAAGATCCAGAGACGCGAGCTTTACTGCCTATTGGTCTTGAACATCCGACAGTGTTTGCATGTTTCATCAAAGTTGCGCGAGATTTGCCAATAGTGCCGAGACATGTGTGGAGCATAGGTTCTTCTGGCACTTTAAGTAGAGCACTTCAACTTGCTTGGCCTCACGCAGAAGTTCACGTTGTATCTTCTGGTGGTCATAACATGAGCCCTCGTGAAATAGGCAGAGCAATTTTTCATCCATCAAAATACAAGTGGAATCAGACTGTAAAAAACGATGAGCTGCCGCCTTTTCCTAGCGCCCCTGAGTATGATGCAAAAGCATGGAAACCTATGCTAGACTATTATAAAACTCATGATAGAGTTGAGCCTGTTTTGTTTTGGAACGTAGGTGCATAATGAAAACGATAGCTATTGCAAGATTGCGTTCTAGAGTGAACTACAAAGAGCCTCTAGATCATCTCATGGACTCTTTTTACTACTGCTTGCGTATATTCAGAGAGAAGCATCCTCAGTTTAAGTACACATACTACAACTTTGGTTTTGATCAGACACCCACCAGAGACGTTGACGCAATCAAAAATGCTGATGTGATATTGATACCCACAGAGAATGAGTTTCATGCGTGGGTGCCGAACTATCTTCATAGGCTTGATTTAGAAAAGTGTAATCAGAAAATAGAGCTTATCAAGCCTCACATCAACAACAAGAAGGTCATTCTGTTGTCGAACGATAGAGCAGACAATCCCGACTTGTATAAGAAGTACACACTCGCAGATTGTAAGTGTGACATAGACATACTAGACGAAGATGATTTCCCAAAAGGAATTCATGTGCTCAAGTATTACTTTCTCAGAGAAGCTATCGGCAAGCCTGGTGTGTTGCGATCAACTCAAAGTTTCGACACACTAGAGACACCCAAGGAATATGACTTTTGTTATTGGGGAACTGACAAGAGAAAACTGCCAGGCGGCGAGAAGTCGGGTGATGTTAGAAATGACATTCTCAAAGTTGTGAGAAAGCAGTCTGATATTTCTAGCATGTATGTCGGTAGATTCTACAACATTCAAAGAGATTCGGGAATGCTTCCTTTGCGAGAATTGTTTCCCATCATGATGCGAAGCAGAACTACTTTATGCTTTAATTGGATGTCAGACACCGCACTCACAGCAAGATATCACGAAGCTATGGCAGCAAAAATCATGACTCCGCTAGTTTGGAAACAGTACGACATAACTGGCAGACTTGGAATCGAAGATTGGCAACGCTGCCACAGCGCAGAAGATGTTGTGGAAAAGATCAAGTGGTGCGCGAAGAATCCAAAAACCCAAGAAACTCTACATAAGAAGTACGAAGAATCTCTACCTTCCAAAGAGGAAATTTACAACCTCTTCGAAAAGCTGTTGTTGTCGAAAATATAGCTTTCTTTGGAATTGTAACCATGTTATTATGGTTCTTATATGTTACTTATTGACTTCAATCAGACCCTCATTTCCAATCTAATGTCCCAGATAAACTCGAACCCTATGGCAGATCTGTCAGAAGATCTCATACGACATATGGTGTTGACTACTATACTTTCATACAAGCGCAAGTTTGGTGACAAGTACGGTCAGATTGTATTTTGTACCGATGGCAAGAACTACTGGCGCAGAAAGTTTTTCCCATACTACAAGGCTAATCGCAAGAAGATGCGCGATGCATCTAAGTTTGATTGGAATCTCATATTCAACACACTCAACAAAATTCGTGATGAGATACGAGAGCAGTTTCCTTATGTTGTTGTTCAAGTAGAAGGTGCTGAAGCCGATGATGTTATAGCGACACTCTGTAAGTATTCTCAAACAAATCTTCTCATACAAGAAGGTCTTGAGCAGAGAGCACAAGACATCTTGATAGTTTCTGGTGACAAAGACTTTCTACAGCTTCAGAAGTATTCAAATGTCATGCAGTATTCTCCCATGATGAAGAAGTTCTTGAAAGAAGATAAGCCAAATGAGTATCTACTTGAGCACATATTGATTGGCGATTCTGGCGACGGAGTGCCAAACTTTCTATCTAATGATGCCGTGTTTGTGACAGACGGCCAGCGCCAGAAGCCTATACGCAAAGAGAGACTGCGAGAGTGGATTGAGAATGGCAATCCAGAGTCTTTTTGTGATGAAAACATGCTCAGAAACTTCAAGCGCAACCAAACTCTGATTGACTTGAGTTTCGTGCCACAAGACTTGGAACAGAAAATCATTGAGGATTTTCAGAAAGGTCCTAGAGGTGAGCGCAAGAATTTACTAAATTATTTTATAGAGAACCGATTGAAATACTTAATGGAAAGCATTTCAGAGTTCTGATGGGGTTGTTATGTCGTCGCTTAGTGTAGCTGAGGTGTGTGATCTGCTGAAGTCTGCAAAGACTAAGACAGAGCGCATTGAGATTTTGAAGAGTAATGATTCTCAGGCACTGAGAGGGATTTTGAGAATGAACTATGATGCAGATCTAGTTCTTTCGTTGCCCGAAGGAGCGCCGCCTTATAAGAAGTCACCTAATCCAGTTGGTTTGGGAGACACAACTTTGAAGGCATCTTCTAGGGGTTGGTATGTGTTTGTAAAGGACGCTGCTCCATCTTTGAAACAGTCAAAGCGAGAGTCGCTTTTTGTAAATCTCCTTGAGTCACTTGACAGTAAGGAAGCTGACATACTGATTAAGGCTAAAGATAGAACTCTTGATTTGGGATTGACAAAGAAGGTAATAGACGAAGTTTTTCCAGGACTCATAAAGTCCGAAGGTAAAAGTCATGGCAAAAAAGAGCACCCAGCAAAAGCCGTTGCCCGCACAAAAGCAGGCGACCGCACAGCAAGCTCCGATACGGGGCATGGTGAAACTTCACGAACTGATTCTGATATTTGATACAAACAAACCAGACGATCAGGTTGAAAAGCAGGCTTTGGCTCTGATAGAGGAAATTAACAAGCTGATATGTAGGAGCTTCAAAGATTCGTTTCCTCAGATATACAAAGATCCCAAGCGCAAGAGTAAAATCTCCATAGTGCCCGCATCTCCAGAAGATTCAGAAGATTAGTTGTGGATTCTTAAATCTGCCGCCGATAAATAGATCAGGCTGTAGATTTGGAATCATCATGAATACACTACTATCTGCTCTCTTTAGTTTCGTATCATTCTCAGTAAGACTATTCTTTCTAGTTCTTCCTTCAGTTTTAGTCTTTACTGTTCTCACATCACCTGTCATATATTTTAATCGAGGAGTTCCTGCTGTAGGAAAAACTGATCGTGTTGAAATTCACGAGCTGTTCCCTCAGTCATCTTGGAACGATCTTGCCCCATGTGGTCAGTATTTTAATGAACAAGAAGAGTTTCGCAAAGCTCGTTCTTGCGTAAATGAAAAGGTTTGGTCTGATAGACCAGTATCAGAAGATGAGCTTGAGTTTACAATACCCAGATGCTATGTGCTGAAGGCGCAGTCTCCGAATGTTCTCTCAAAAGACGGAATCAATTTCGTGTTAATTTTCGATAGTTTTGACTTGGGTTCTGTTGTGGGTGTATATCAACCCGAAACAAGAACAGTTTATGTCGTAGAAAATATCGACGCCGCGGAGATATACAGACACGAGCTTCAGCACTATTTCTTACACGAGCATGACCCAGAAACAACGGGTGGTGGCCACGATCAAGAGATATGGAGTAAGTGCGAGCCGCCTTACTACGAGCCTTCTGATAGAGCAAAGGCCCTAATTTCAGCAAACACACAAAAGCCCGAATCGGCAAGATAGTCTACTTTGATTTCTTTTTGGAAGATTTCTTGGAATCCACGTTTGTTGGAAGTGGCGGTGCCTTACACGCCTTGATCAATCCAAGAGCAAAAAGAACACGACATACAAGACACTTAACTCTTTTGATACTCATCGTTACTACCCAAAACAGATTTACACACACATGTATTTATGCTATATTGGAGAGTATGAATATATTCTACTTATCACACAATCCAAAACAAGCAGCAGAGTTCCATCTCGACAAACACGTTGTCAAGATGATTCTAGAAACAGCACAGCTTCTATGTACCGCACATCGTATTCTCGATGGCACTGTAACACAGCAATCAAAATTGACTAAGACTGGCAAAAGCCGTTCTGTCAAACGCTATGTTCTGTCAAACATGACAAACGATGCTGTCATGTATCAAGCAACACATATTAACCATCCTTGTGCTATTTGGGCTCGTGATAGCATAAATAACTATATGTGGTTATATGAACTTTTCGTGGCGTTGTGCGATGAGTACACGTTTCGCTACGGCAAAAAACACAAGACCGATACGCTACTGCGCGACATATTAAAAACTGCGCCAGTAAGTATTTCCCACTCCTCTTTTACACTTCCCGCGCAAGCTATGCCACCTGAGTATCGCAACAGCGACCCAGTTGTTGCATATCAACAGTATTATATTGGCGCCAAGTCAAAGTTTGCTCGATGGACTAAACGACCTACACCTCCTTGGTTTATCAGCAATAAGGACACACATGCCAACGTATGATTACACATGTTCAAAATGTGAACACTCATTCGAAAAAATCTGTAGAATAGATAATAGACTTGATGCAGAGAAAGATCCTTGTCCTAATTGTGATGCGAAGGATTCAATTTTTTTGTCTTTGTCTGCTCCATCTCTAGTGAGTCCTTTTCGAATAGATGGCTTAGTCAAACCGAAAGGTGACTTCAGAGATCGTATGCAGCAGATAAAGAAAACTTCAGGAAGAAAAAATACTATCAAGGACTACTAAATGGGCAAGAGGTCCAGAAAGAAGCAGCAAGAGCAGCATGAAGAGTCTGTTATTGAAGAGATTCAAGATCCGTATCGTAGACAGAAAAAGGTTTTGAGCCACAATTTTCAGATCAAAGAAGTTGTTCCTCTAACAGATAATCAAGATAGTGCGTTTCATGCGAACGGATCTGGCAAACATCTGCTCTTGTATGGAGTTGCAGGAACGGGAAAGACTTTTCTTGCTTCGTATTTTGCTCTTACTGATCTTTCTTTGGGACATGCAAAGAGAATCATCATAGTCAGAAGCGCAGTCACTACAAGAGACCAAGGATTCTTGCCGGGAACACTAGCTGAAAAAATGGCTCTATATGAAGCGCCGTATAGAGAAGTGTTTGCAGAATTGTGTGGTGGACGAAGAGATGTTTACGATCTTCTTAAGAAGAGAGACTATCTTGAGTTTATGTCAACATCATTCATTCGAGGAATCACGTTTGATGACTCAATCATCATTGTTGATGAGGTGCAAAACCTCACAGATCATGAAATTAGCTCTGTGCTAACTCGTGTCGGCAAGAACACTCGTGTCATATTGTGTGGTGACTACAGACAGAATGACTTGCAGATGACTGGAAAGAAAAATCAGGTATCTGGAATTGAAAATCTGGTTCGTGTTGCAAGATACATGAAGAGCTTCGAGCTTATTGAGTTTACGATTGATGATATTGTCAGATCTGGATTCGTGAAAGATTATTTGATCGCCAGGCTAAACCTAGATCTGGACTAGGCAAATTTATTTCCACTGTTTTATTTCTGTTGATTCACAAACACTGAAGCTATATACTGTAGCTCTCTTTAATCATTCAGGTGTAAATTGCATGTCAAAGAAAACTAAGAAGGTAGAAGGTGTCAAGCACGATCAGCAAAAAATTAGATGGGATCTTGTTCCCTATGATGCAGTAAATGAGATAGCAAAAGTTCTCACATTCGGTGCTGCTAAGTATGAAGCACGAAATTGGGAAAAAGGCATGGACTGGTCTCGTGCGTTTGGTGCTCTTCAGAGACACCTCACTCGATGGTTTCACGGACAAGACAAAGACAAAGAGACTCGATTGACACATCTCGCTAATGCGGGCTGTTGTTTGTTTTTTCTACTGTCTTGGGAGCTTAGAAAAGTTGGCAACGAGACCCGGAATGCCAGCCATCAGTAACGACACATCTCGAGTCGGCCCACCCACCATTTGCGGATACTCACGCATCGCATCACC